AGTCGTGTACTGCGCGCCGCGCGCCAGGACGGTTCGGCCAACGACGACGGCTCCAACGACCGTTACGTTCGTAAGGCCGACCGCGCGGCGCCGAACTTCGGCAAGATCACCCTGACCTCGAAAGAGGTGATCGCGGAAGTGCGCATCCCCTACGAAGTTCTGGAAGACAACATCGAGGGCGCCTCTTTCGAGGAGCACCTGATGCGCTCGCTGGCCGAGCGTGTGGCCGTGGACCTCGAAGAGCTGGCACTCTGGGGTGACACCACCCTGGGCGCTACCGACCCCTACCTCGCGCTGTTCGACGGCTGGATGAAGCTGGCCAACGTTCACGTTCTGGACAACGCCTCCGCCGGCATCACTCCGGACGTGTTCGCCCTGGCCCAGAAGACCCTGCCGCAGAAGTATGCGCGTCTGCTGCCGCAGCTCAAGGCGTTCGTGTCGGTCTACAACCAGATCAACTACCGTCAGGCTGTCGCCCGTCGTCAGACCGGCTACGGCGACTCCGCCCTCCAGAACGCCATCGACGTGCGCGCCTACGGCCTGCCCATCGAGCCGGCGCCGATGATCGGCATCAAGGAAAACGGCGAGAGCGGTCTGGTGACCGTACCCCAGAACCTGATCCTCGGCATTCGCCGCGACATCACCCTGGAAACCGCGAAGGACATCCGCAGCCGCGAGATCATCATCGTGGTAACCGCCCGGGTCGGCACCCAGATCGACGACCGCGACGCGGTTGTTCGCCTGAAGAACCTCGGTGGCCTGTCGCCCATCGCGGCCACTCACGTTATCGTGGACAACGCCGCCGACTTCCCCGGCGGTACCCCGTAATCCATCGGCCAGGGGCCTTCGGGCCCCTTCTTATCCCTCCTAGGATCGGTTAAACGGAGTAATAGTTATGAGTCAAGTCAAATACCTGCGCCTTACCAGCGGCCCGAAAACCCTGACCCTCACCACCGTTGTCGGTGAGCCGTTGTACCAGGGCGGCGTCATTCGTCTCACCAACGACGCTCACATCGAGTATCTGATCGGCGAAGGCACCCAGTTCGTCACCGAGTTCATGGACGGCTCGAAGAAGAAATGGTTCACAGACGTGACCGGTGAATTCGTCCAGCGCGAGAAAGCCAAGGTACAGCTCGCCGAACGTGTAGAGCCCGGCCTGGGCGATCAGGACGACGATCACAGCGATGACCAGGGCGACGGCGAAGGCAACGACCAGGGCGACGAAGGCAACGGCGAGGACGATGCCGATGCCGACCACACCAAGCGTACAACCACCAAGACCCGCCAGCGCGCCAGCAAGCCGGCCAAGTAAGTAACTGCGAGGAGAGAGTCATGTACCTGCTTTCTAACGGGGAAATCGAAGCGCTCATCAAGGGAGTAACTACCCAGTCTGGACAGTGCTGTACCGAACCTTCCCCGTCAGTATTTGACTCTCTCCATCGCAACATCCGCACCCGTATCGAGGATTGCTTGGGGGTCCAGCACCTCTACCGCTACACCTGGGCGGATACTTTCGAGATCGGGTCGTGCGAGTCCAACAATCGGGTTCTCCTGCGTTTGTCCAACGCTTTCATCAATGAAGTGGACAGCGTTAAGGTTTTCAATTCCGATGGCAGTGCAAACGCTTGCACTACCGAAGTAGACCAGCGCATGGGCCTTGTTGAGCTTACCCTGCCGAAAGGCCGGTATCGCATCCAGTACATTGCTGGGTTCGAGGCTGACGAAATTACCAAAGTGCTGAAGGGCACTCCCGATTGGATGCGGGCCGCCGCGCAGGCCGCGCTCCGCCTCTGGCTGCTAGCAAGCAGTAACTCCTCCATCCCGAAAGAAGTAGCGCTTGGGGAACTAACAGCCGCAGCGCGCCGGGAGCTGGCTATTCGCATTTACCAGCGCTACGACCGCCCGCGCGGTAACGTGGTTTGGCCCATTCGCGATTGCGTGGCCGTAGCACCTGCGGCGGCGCCTACGGAGAACGGGAGCCCTGTAGCATGGTAATGAACGAACGGTACGTAGGCGGAGCCAAGAAACTCCAACAACGTATCGCTACAATCCGAAGAAATCTTGCGCTCCCCGCCCTCACTTCCGAGATCGGGGATTTGCTTTATCGGCGGACCATGGATCGGTTTCGCCGTATGGTTGATCCCGACGAGAACCCCTGGAAAGACCTTGCCCCTGCTACCCTACGACGTAAGCAGGCGGAAGGCTACGGGGATGCCCAAAAGCTGGTTCGTAAAGGTTTCCTTCGCGACTCCATACAGAAGATCACGGGCGGTATCTCAGGAGCACTTTTCATCAATACCGGGGCCGGAGTACGGATAGGCATTACCGACCCCGGTGTAGCGGAGTACGCCGCAGTCCAAAATAGGGGAAGTCGTGACGGCAGGATACCGGCTCGCCGCTTCCTCGGCATAGGACGCTTGGACGTTAAGTCGGTGGATTCTTTCCTGCGCCGAAAGGCGAATAACCTGGGACTGGACTAATGGCAGACACAATCATTACGGACTACGACGAGGTTTTAGACCTCCTCGAAAATGATCTGAAAACCAAGATCATTCGCGCGATGCAGCGGGCCAACATCCAGGCTTCGGTAGTCGGAGTCTTCAGCCTGGATGAGCTGGAGCAACGTACGGAAAGTGATATGGCGATGGGCAGCGTAGTTTTTGGCGTAGCCTACCAAGGCTGTAAGCCCGGCCCTGATATGCCTGAGCGCACTAACCCAGCCCACACCAACGGGGCGGGGTTTGCGGATTTCCTGTTCAGCATCATCATTGGCGGCAAGGTAGATACTTGGTGTAGCCAACGAGGCTTCGTAGCCCGTATCCTTACCCTGCTGCGAAAAGAGATTTACCAGAGCGACGTACAGACCGGAAAACGGCCCGAGGCCGTACGGGTCTGGAACTTCGTACAAGAAAGGCCGGAGATTGCAGACTCGTCTAGTGACATGCTGTACTATTCGCAGGTCTGGAAGCTCAACCTACCACTGAAGTCGTTGAAGTAAACAAGGAGACCATTCATGGCTACCAACCGTCCCGTGCCGAAGTCGGCATACTACTCTGGCCAGGGCCGCCTCATCATCGGTGAGCGCGATCCGGTTACCGGTAAACCCCTCAACCTCTACGAGGTGGGCAACTGCACCGCTCTGGAGATCACCATCGCCACCACCGAGACCGACCACAAGGAATCGATGACTGGCGAGCGGGCTATCGACTTCACCATCGTGAGCGAGAAGAACGCCACCTTCACCATCACCTGCGAGTCGCTGTCGCTGAAAAACCTGGCTCTCGGCTTCTGGGGTTCCACCGCCACCAAGGCCGCCGGTACCGTAGCTGCCGAGCCGATCAAGATCGCCCCGGGTGCGTACGTCGCCCTGGCTAACCAGAACGTCTCGGCTGTCGTCATCACCACCACTGGCGGCACTCCGGCGCCGGTACCGACTACTGCCTATTCGGTCGATCCGGAATTCGGGGTCATTCGTTTCAACGACACCGCTACTGCGGGCGACGGCACTGTCGAGTACGAGTTCGGCGAAGTAAGCCGTCTCGAAGCTCTGACCCAGGTCGCGGCGCCGGAACGTTACCTGCGTTTCGAGGGTATCAATACCCTGAACGAAGAACTGGTGCTGGTCGAGATTCCGCGCGCCCAGTTCTCGCCGCTGCAAAACCTCCCGCTGATCAACGAAGAAGTGGCATCCTTCGAGATCGCTGGTAAAATCTTGCAAGACCCGCTGGCTGGCGAAGGTGATGCGAAATACTATCGCCAGACTCTGATCACCGCCGCCTAATCGGTAGCGGTTTTATCGAAGGGGCCTACTGGCCCCTTTTCTTTTGAGGAGAAGAAAATGCAAACGCTTGCACCGAACACCGCCCTTCGCAAAGACGATGTATTCGTAAAGCTCCTTGTGGACATGGAATACAATCGGGTAATCTGCGGTCCGGGCCGCACCTATACCCATCTTTGGGTTAGTCGCGATTTCGCCCGCCGTAAGTTGCTCAAAGGTGAAGTCGAGATGGCCACTCCCGATCAACCGGAAGAACAGAAGGTTACCGTGAAGGAACGGCAGGACGACGCCCAGGAAGACGGCAACCAAGAGCAAAAACCAACCACCAAACGCAAGTAAGGATCGGAATAATGACTGAGATGACCCAGGCGCAATCGCGCAATCGCGAAGTTTTTCTTTCTACTCTCTCGGCTGTGCAGGAGTTGTTCGACCAGGGCAGCGCATCCATTCAGGTAACCATCGTCAAGGAAGACGAGAACGGCAACGACGCGGAGCCGTATACCAAGGATGTAACGTTCCGGGCGTGCAAACTGAAGCATCTGGGCCCTCTCACGCACCTGATCCAGGGCATGGTAAGTGGCCTCGGGGAACCGGAAGTAGTGAAGCTTCTGGAGTACGTCTCCGAGGCCCAGACCCGTCAGATAGAACAAGGCATCGATCCTTACAAGCTGGATACTGAAGGTTTGGTACGTGAGGCCGGCATCGTCGGAAATCTGGTCCGTCAGCTTTTTACCGGCGCCGCCGATCTTTTGCCGCAATATGTTGATCTGTTTACTAACCTCACCAAGGAAGAAGTAGAGGAGTTGGAGTTCACCGACGTGTGCTTAGTGTGTTACGGCATTTTCGCGAGGAACTTCAGTTTTTTTACCCAGAATGGACCCCTGCTCTTTCAAGCCTTCGTTGCGGCGGTTGGTCCCCGGATGAACAAAGCGAAAGCGAAGAAGTAAAAAAGCGGCGTAGGAAGAAAGGCGCCGGAGGAGACGGGAAGACCGCGAGCAAGGAAGTAGGCCCGCCGGGCTACTGGTTGGAGACTACAGTGGCTAAGCTGGTCAGCTACGGCCACTCGTTCAAGGACATCCCCGATTACACCCTACAGCAGGTAGTTATTTTTCTAAGCGCTGCGGGGAGGCTTGAGGCGTCCAGGCGAAAAGCAACCGTCACGGACCTGACTGCCAGCATTGGCGCGATGGTTGGAGGTAGCAAAGAGCTTGCGCGCCACATGGCTCTCCTAGGCGATGCCGAAACTGGAGAGCCAAAAGATGGCAAACGAAAGCGAACTGACGGTACGCATAAACGGGCAGGATAACCTAACTCCCCAACTCTCCCAGTTGGAAAGCCGGCTTATCCGATTTGTGGGGGCCGTCTCTTCGGCCCTCTCTGCCCTGAAGATTGCATCCTTCCCCATCCAGGCTATTCGTGGTTTCGAGCGCGAGATGGCCGGGGTGCAAAAAACCACAAACTTCACGGATGCGCAGATCAAACAGCTTGGCGACTCGCTGGTTGATCTGTCGCGCCGTATCAACGTGTCTGCCGAAGACTTGGCCAAGATCGCGGCTGCGGCGGGCCAGCAAGGCTTAGGCCGAGAGGGTGTGGAGGGTATCCGCCAATTCTCCGAGTCGGTATCCCGGATGGCTGCCGTACTCGACCTCACTGCTGAAGATGCCGGTACCAACATTGGTAAGATCGCTTCGATCTTCAAGATCAGCCTGCGCGATATCGAGTCTGTAGTTTCGGCGTTCAACCAAGCGTCCAACAATTCCACGGCGAGTGGCGAGCAGCTACTCGATGTGGTCAAACGTATCGGTGACGCTGCCGGGTCGCTTAAACTTGAACAGTCGGTAGGTCTTGCCGCGTCCGCTATCGATTTTGGCGTATCGCCTGAAGTTGCCGGTACCTCGCTCTCCAAAATCTTCGCCGAGTTTTACGGTCGCGCAGACAAGTTCTCCAAGCTTCTCGGGGTAAGCGTCAACGACTGGATGCAACAGCTCCAGAAAGACGGCATCGGTGCCCTGAAAATGTATCTCGACGGGCTGCGAAAACTCTCTGCTGATCAGCAGCAGAAGGTAATCAAGGAGCTGTCCGGGGGCGGTCGTATCGGAGTGCTTCTGACCAAGTTCGTTCAGGATGCCAATAACTCCGTTCTGGATAACAACCTGAACAACGCAGTCCAGGGGTACCGTTCCGGCACTAGCGCCATCCAAGAGCAGCGCACCGTCTTGAAGACTCTGGACGCTGAGCTGGCCAAAGCCGGAAACAGTTTCCAAGCACTGGGTATCAAAGCTGGGGAGGTGTTCGGTCCGCGTCTTGCAGCGTATATCGCCCAACTCAACAAAGCCTTGGCAGACCCGGCGGTTATCCACTTCGCGGAGTCGGTAGGTAACGCGTTTCTCGATATGTTCGATAGCATCGCTACGGGCATCAAGTTCATAGCGGACCTGAACGTTAACTGGGAGAACTTTGTACAGATCGCTAAAACCCTAATAGCTATCCGCTTGGGTCAGTGGTTCCTTAGCGCGCTGTCCAGCGTCCCCGTCCTCGGCGCGGCCATGACTCGCCTCGGGTTGGACTTTGCGCGATCTAGCGAGCAGCAACGCAACGCCAGCCAAGTAGCCAATACCGCGTTCCAGACCCAGATTACCCGTATCCGGGAACTCATGGCCCAGCGGCGCGCGTACATTCAGGCGGTTGAGGCGGAGACCCAAGCGGAGATTGCAGCCTCTAGGGCCCGTGAAGCGCAGACCGCAGCCGAAACCCGTAACCTACAGGCGCAAATGGCTTTGCGTCAGCGTAACGATGCGGTCAACGCGGCGAGCGGGCAGGTAACAGCGGCCCGTGGCGGTATTGCTACGGCCCAGGCGGCTGTAGCTCAGCGTGCCGCGCAAGTACAACAACAGCTCAACGAACGACTTCAACGGGCGGAGCAGCAGCATCAAGCACGTCTTACCGCTATCGTCACCCAGGGCGACGCAGCGCGAGCGGAGGCGCGGGCTCAGGGTAGCCGGGCCGGGGTGCGCCAAGCCAATCTTGCTCAGGCAGAGGCCATTGCCCAAGAGGAAGCCTACCAGCGTCGCTCGCTGGCCGGCATCAACGCCTACTACGCTCGTCGCATCCAGGCTGTTCAACAAGCTGGCGTGCAAGAGGTAGCGGCTGCACGTCTGGCCTTCATGCAGTCTCTGAGTCAGTTCGACCGAGTAGCGTCGGGTCCAGGGATGATGGTGCTGACCAACCAAGCACGTCTTGCGGCTTCGGCTCTCAACCAAGCCGACCAAGCTGCCAATCGCGCGAATGCCAGCCTTACCGCTGCGCAAGCTGCTACCACCCGGGCCGCTGCCGGCTTCTCGATGTTGGGGTCGGCACTGCGTATTGTAAGTGCCGGGTTCCAAGCGTTGATCGCTATTGCCGGTCGCGTCTTCTTCTGGTTGTCGATCATCTACCTCGCCTTGGACGCCTTCGGGGTTCTGGAGAACATCGGCGCTGGCTTCCAGAAACTAACCGATGCCATGGGTCTTACCTCGGAGGCGTCCAGGCGTGAGGCCCAAAATCAGCGAGACCTCATTGCTGCCTACAATGCGGCAAACAAAGCTCGTCTCGACGCCATCGACGGGCTAAAAGCCTACGCGGATGCAAGTGGCCGGGTGCGGGATGACGTAGTTACTCGTATTCGCTCGAACTTGACCGATTCGGACAACGACGTTCGCAGTGAGGCCATGAAGCAACTGTTCGAGTTGCAGCGTGGCGTCCTGGCTTCCCAAGAGCAAGCAACTACCGATATTCAGGGTTTGCCGGAATGGCGACAGAAAGCCGAAGCGGATATTGCTGCGGTAAAAGCCGAGCTGGAGAAGGCCAAGAAAGACTTGGAACAATCTCTGGCAATAGCCGACATGCCTGTTCTTTTCGACGACACCGGCATGGGCGCGATTGCCAATCAGCAAGCGGTAAAGATTGCGCAAGACCGCGTAGCGGCTCTCACTCAGTCCTTGGAGGATGCGCAGAAACGTCTTGGTATGTTCACCGACGAAAGCGAGCGGGGCTTGAACCAGTTCGGCCAAAACGCAGCCGACAATGCCGAGAAGGTTAAAAAGGTACTCTCCGAGCTGTTTACGCAGGACTCGGCCAAAGCCTTCGAAACCTTGGCTGATCCATTCATCGCTGCGTCCAAAGCGCGGGATGATTTCGCCAAGAAGATGTCCGACCTGAATGAGCAGATCGTACAGGCCACTGGGGATCAATCTACCTCGGCTCAACAGGAGAACTTGAAAAACCTGCAAACGGCATACGACGAAGCCCAGTCCGGTTACGCTGCGGCTAACGGCCAACTGCAAGACCTGCGCACCCGGCTGGATGGCTTTATTGCTGATGCTCGTAAAAACAATCTCGGAGATGCGGTTCTTGGTTCACTGCAATACTTGCAAGTCGTACTGCAACAACCGGTAGCTTATATCCAAGACACGCTTAATCTGCTGCGGCAGGTAAGTGCCGAGGGTGCCAAGCTGACCGGTGCCGCTGCTGTTCCTACCAAGCCAACTTCAGGTACTGGTTCCTTTACGCCGACCTCCGATAGCGATGCGCGCCGTCTTAGTCGAGCCCGGGTAGAGCTGGCGAAAGCCGAACTGCAAGCGCTTGCAAACTTGGAGAAACAAGCCAACAAGGAGCGAGAAGAAGCGCTTGAGTTTTCGTATAGCCGGTCCTTGGTCTCGATTAAGGAATACTATGCACAGCGCATGGCTATCACCCGCAGCAATCTCGATATCGAACTGAAACTGCGCCGCCAGGAGCTGGCTGCTATTCAGGACGAGATGAAGAATCTTGCGGCGGACTCCAGCACTGGCAAGAACCAAGCCGAACAGGTACGCATGCAGGCTCAGGTCGCGCAAGCGCAAGGGCAGATAGATGTTTTGCTGAAACAACGTGACGCGCTGGCGGCCACTACGGACCGGGAGCTTAGCAATGCCATGCGGGAGTTCACGGACTCTATCGTCGAGCAGCGCAACAGTCTCGTGGAGTTCTTCGGCGCGGCTACAGATGGGGAAGGGTTCCAAGTTGCCCTTGAAGCGGCTCAGGTCAAATATCGCGACTTCATCGACAAGATGAAGGCGAACGCTGCCGACTTCCCGGAGCTGGTTCCGCTGATCGGATTCACCGAAATGATGGGTCGCTTTGAAGCCCTAGAATCCGCTCTGGGGCAAGTGCAACGCGAAGCCGACCTTACTGGTAAAGGATTCGACAATCTGCGAGATCGTATCGATCTGGCGGTGGGTGCCGGGGCTCTTACCCGCCTTGAGGGGGTGGCTGCGCTGGACGAGCTTCGTAAGAAGGAGATCGCCTATCAAAAATCTATCGTAGATCGGAGCCGCGCAGAGATCGCAGCAGCCGAGGCATCTGGGAAAGGACTCGACCGCAATAGTCTGCGCTACAAAGAGCTTCAGCAAACTATCGACGATGCACAATTGAAACTGGAGAAACTCCAGTTCCAGGGCAACGAGGTAGCTAAAGAGATCAACGAAGGTATTCGTGGAGCTTTTGAAGACCTCTTTAACTCCATCGCTTCCGCAGATACCGAGAACCTGCTAAGCGACTTCCTGCGGTCGGTCACCATGTCTATATCGGAGAAAGCATCCGAAGGTCTGTCCGATATGATCATGAATGCCCTGAGCTCCAGCGGAGATGGTGGAATCGGCGGGTTCTTCGCAAGTCTCTTCGGCGCTACGTCCGAGGCAGGACCAGACGGCTCCGCATTGAATCCACTCTATGTCCGTCTTACCGATGGTATCCCCGGGCTGGATGGCGCTGTAGCGGACCCTAACGCAACGCCTAGCAGTTGGCTCGACCGGATCATGGGTAGGGGCGCAGGGGACGAGGAAGCCCCAACGCCGAAGACAGACAAGGACCAGCAAGGGGTGTTCGGTACGCTAGAGTCTGCCTTTACCCCAGGCGGTTTGTTGGACTCTGGTCTTAGCTCGGTGGTCTCCGGGGTGCAGGGCGTAGCCCAGGCAGTTAGCGGAGGGTTCGGTAGTTTGCTTGGCGGGCTCGGGAGTTTGATCGGCCAGATCATCTCCGCTATCTACGCCTCTTCAGCTTCTTCCTCGGCGTCGAGCGGTTTGGGGGCAGCGGGCGGAGCCTTCGGTATGGCGCACACTGGAGGGATTATCGGACGTACTACCATGCGTCGTTCCTATGCTCCCGTTTCTGTATTTGCCAATGCGGTTCGGCACCACACTGGGGGTATTATCGGATCGCAACCTGGGCTACAGGCCAATGAGGTTCCGATCATAGGAGAGCGTGGTGAGGAGGTTTTGACCAAACAAGACCCGCGCCATCGTGACAATCTTGGAAAAGGCGGAAGCGGAGCTGGCACTAGTGGTGATACCATGCAGCCGATTTTCAACGTGCAACCGGTGCTTAGCGAACAAACTGTGCTGGAGGCGCTGCAAGGGTCGCAAGGTCAGAAATTACTTCTGGTCCATATCGGCAAACAGCCCCAGAAGTTCCGTCAAGCCCTCGGCATTAACTAAGGAGAGAGCAATGGCATTCAGTCAAGGCCAAGCGGCCAACTTCAACGACCTTCTGGATAAGCTGGTCGCGTTCCTCACTACCAATCCGGACTTGGTTGCAGCCGGGCAGGCGTATGAGGTGCTATACGATCAAACCTTGCCGTATACCGGCCAGGAAGTATCGGGACTTAACCGCCGGCACGTAGCGTTCAGGTCCAAGGGGCTGTCTGGTCTGGATCAGATTTATACCGCTATCTCCACGGCGGCGAACACGGCTACCGACTACTACAACTGGCGGATCATGGGCGGTACGGGGCTTAACCTGTCCGCCCTTACCCCGGGGTTCCGGGACCTTACGCAGGGCCTGATTAACCCATGCCCGTTTACCCAGGGTGGATGCTTCTGGAACCAAGCCATGCCGTACTGGTTCGTAGCCAACGGTCGTCGTTGGTGGGTGACTGCCAAGGTATCGTCGGTCTTCACCACTGTAGGGGCGGGATTCATCCTGCCCCCCTGCCCGCCGGACGAGTTCCCTTACCCTCTAGCGGTTTGGGGCTCCCACACTGCGTACGAGGGCGTTCGCTGGTCGGATTCCTCTTCGAATCACTCCAGCCCCACGATGGGTCGGGCAGCCCTGCGTACTCCGTCCGGGCAATGGTGGGACTTCTATGGCGGTATGGGCGGACCGTACGCGGGGCTTCGTTGCGTAATGCCTACCGGACGCTATGCCCCGGACCAAGCCGCGCGAAACCGGCTATTGCTCGTACGTGATGCCCTGGATGGTAGTTTCCCTCTACTGCCCGTAGCGTTGCTGGTACGCGACTCGCAGGGGAGTATCCCTTTCGGCGAGGCTGACGGGTTGTTCTGGGTGCCTGTTCTCAACAACGGCTCAGAAGACACGATTGTCGCCAACGGCGCCACTCATGTGGTGTTTCAGTCTGCGTTCCGTACCGATTCTCCTAACCTACTCGCACTGAGGGCTAACTAATGGCTTACCAGACTGGACCAGTAAGTACGATTTCCGAGCTGATCGATACTATGGTCAATTTCGCGGCAGCTAATGGCTGGACCAAAGACACTATCTCTGGCGGCGGTAACGGCTGGGCTTTGCATTCGGCAAGCGGCGGGTACTGGTCGTTTCGCTACGGGCAGGGCCCTACCGTGGACGCTGAGAACGGTAACCCATTCGGGCAAGCGATTGCACAGAACCAAGGGTTCTATGTCTACAACAATACGGGCTTTAATGCTGCGCTACCTGCACACAGGCAGCCGGGCTGGTCTGCATCCAACTACCCTGCCGCTGGAGGCTGGTTCGACCTCAAGCAGGCCGGGCCATACACCACTTACTGGCTGTTCGTAACTGAGCAGTACGTGCATCTGGTAGTAGAGGTGCAGTCCAAGGTCTACGCCCACTTCGGTATTGGTACCTTGGACAAGCGCGGCTCTAGCTATGGCGGAGGTTTCTATACGCAGCATCATAAACTGTCGTATAACCCCTCCTCCAGCGAAGGTAACGGCCTCTCTGATGCTGCGACGCAATATGTATGGGACTCGTTCCGCAGCGTGAATAACTCGCGTTGCCAAGTCGATATTCGGGATGGAGAGATCGCCGGTCGGGAGCTACTTGGTGTGTATACCAACAACGCGGGCGCTGGCGACCGGGGGTGGTCGGCCCTGGGCCACGGGTCGGATACCTATCATCCGGACGACAGCTATCTCGACGCCAGTGCCAATCAGATGACGGGCGAGACGGTTCTGATCCCGAACCGGGTTTACATGATCGGTAACCAGTCACGCTTACGCCCGTTGGGGGAGGTGGCAGACTTCGCTTTTTGCGATATGTCGTTCTGCTCACCAGCCCAGGTCCAGATTTACGGTTCGGAGGAATGGATCGTATTCCCGGCTTTCCGCGTAGGCATTAGTGCCCTAACCAGCTCGTTGCAACGCGGCAACGCCTATCGCATCCGGAGGTGATGTGTGGCTAACTTTTCTGGAATTACCTTCAAGTCCCCCTGGCAAACCGCCGGGGGTCGCCGCAGTACGAACTTGCGAAAGATGAAAGTCAACCAAGAGACTGGGCTTGCTTGGCGGTTCAATTTGGCGGCACCTAGCTCCTACCAGCAGAACGCCCCGATAGACCTCATCCACAAGGAACGGGTAGGTGCGGACTACCCTCTACTCCTGCGGCTGATCTACAACAAGATCAACCTCAATAGCATCAACTTCGAACTCGGGAACGTGGTCGGTTCGCAACAGTTGGACCTGAAAATCTGGAATGCGTATTTCGTGCCTGTCACGCTTTTGAGCATTGAGTACGATGGCGATAGTGGGGTAACGATCAGCGGGCAACCGAACCCACCTTTGGTACTGAAAGCCCTGGAGCAGCGTATTTGGAAAATAGGCATTGATGCCAACGGTCCGCCTGTAATTGAGGGGAAGATCACTATCAAGTTCTCCGATGGCACCACCGTCGTCATCCAGATCAGCGGAAGTCGTATCACCATCTGGTCTTTCTCGGCGGATTGGTCGTCGAGCGTGGTAGAGCGTCTGGAGTGGCTGACCAGCATCACCAACAGCCCTCTTGGCGACGAACAGCGCCGCTCTCTACGCCTCTCCCCTCGCCGCTCTTTTGAGGTGCAAGCGCTTGCACGAGACCGCGAACGACAACTAATGGACATGGCGGTTTTCGACTGGGGTGGCCGGAATTGGGCACTACCTATCTACCCAGATGTTCAGGAGCTGGCAGTCGGCATTGGGGCCGCATCCCTAGAAATACCCTGTATTACCGCGAATCGGGATTTCCGGTCCGGCGGTTTGGTTATCCTTCGCGGAGCTACGGCCTTCGACTATGAGGTGGCAGTGATCGCTACAGTGGAACCCAACCGGGTAACTTTGCAGCGCCCTCTTCAAAGTGCATGGGCTCGTAAGAGCAAGGTGTTTCCTGCGAGGTCAGCGAGGTTCTCCGAACAACCTACCTTCACCCGGATAACGGACCGTGCATACTCGGTGAAAGCTAAGTTCCAACTGAGTGAAAACTCAGACTGGCCGGCGGTATCGCCATCGTTGATCTATCGCGGTAAGCCTGTATTTGAATTGCCGCCGGAGGAGTCGGAGGAACTCACAAGTACCTACGTTCGTCTACTTCGCATGATTGACAATAGCACGGACCTGCCCGCGTACCGGGACACTGCCAATTTGGGATTCACGGCTACTGCCCACCGTTGGCTGATGCATGGGGCGGAAGAGCACTCGGCGATGCGCAGCTTCTACTACAGCCTTCGTGGCCGGTGGAAATCAGTATGGCTTCCTACCCACGCGGATGATGTAACGATGTACCGTCAAGCGTTGACCCAGGACACTACCTTGGATGTGCTGCCCGGCGGTTACGCCCGTTTCGGTATCTCGCGCCCTGGGCGTCGCGATCTCTATATTTTGCTTACGGACAACTCGGTAATTCTTCGCAGGGTGGAGTCGGCCACGGAGCTTACTGAAAATGGAGAAACGTTCGAGCGCCTGACTCTGGATGGGCAGATTGGTCAAGATTTGCCGGTAACCAAAGTCAAGCGGATCAGCTTCATGGCCCTATGTCGGCTCGATCAAGATTTCATTGAAATCAACCACGAAACCGATATCGAGGGTTTGGGTTCGTGCAAAACCACTTGGCGCAGTCTGCGGGATGATATGGAGGTGTAATATGGCGTTCGACGATATTGAGAAATCCGAGGAGCTGGGTCAGCCTGTCCGTTGCTATCGGTTTACTCGAAGTTCAGTGGTCTTTGCGTACACTTCGGCGAACCGCAACATCACACTCAACAACATAGAGTTCAAGAGTGGGTCCCAGATAGCGGACCCTGGTTTCGAGAACACGGGCGGCATGGATGCCAGTACCGTGGAGATAACGATCCACATAGACTCCGAAATCTCTCGCGCCTTCCAGGCTTTCCCGCCGTCTAATGGCGTAAATCTGGTGATCTGGGATGGGCACTACGGGTCGGATGATTTCGTCGTAACGTGGATGGGTTTGGTGGAGACGGCCAGTTGGCCGGATAGCATTACGTGCAAGCTATCGTGTCAGTCGTTGGCATCTTCCATGACGCAGCCGGGTCTTCGTCGTTGCTGGCAGCGGGGATGCTCGAATACACTTTACGACGAAGACTGCCGCGTGAATCCGGAGGCTTATCGCGTGGACGATCAGGTAGCGAGTATGGATGGCTTGAGTGTAGATGTAGCTTTGCTGGTCGGATTTCCTGACGATTACTTCAGTGGAGGGTATATCACTTTCACTACGCAAGATGGTTTCGCGGAGCTTCGCGGGGTACGTAGGCAGACTGGCAGGCATTTCGTTCTTCTAGGAGGCACGGCAGGGCTTTATACGGGGGCTGCTGTAGCATTGTACCCAGGGTGCAATCGCGTCATTGCTACCTGTCACGATAAGTTCAATAACAGCGTCAACTACGGCGGCCAGCCGCATCTCCCGGGGCGGTCTCCCTTCGACGGCAACCCCATTTTCAATTAAGGAGAGCAGTATGCAAGCTCTATACTATCTGGCCTGGATCGCCATCAGCTACTACATCAATAAGGCCATCGCCCCTAAACCGGATAAACCGAAACCTGCTGCTCTTTCCGACTGGAACTTCCCTCAGTTCGAGGAAGGTACGCCGCAGGCTGTCGTGTTCGGTGACGTATGGACCGAAGACTGGATGGTGTTGGGCTTGGGCAATTACCGCACCTCGAAAATCAAAACGAAGTCCGGTAAATAAGTGCAAGCGTTTGCACGGAGGGGAAAATGGACGATTTCTTGATCACAACCGAGCATGTTAAGTACATGCGCGCGGAGCCCGGGGAGCCTGACTTTTGCGTACCCGGGATGAAGCATTGGGCCTCTATACTTGGCATCGACTTCAAGGATTTCGTAAGGAACGGTGTTATGGCTAGCAAACTGGAAGCTACTGGCGATGCTCACGTCATCGCAATGGTAGACAAGATCAGAAAGGGGGTGGCCCGTGGGTAGTAAAAAGAGCGTCACGATTGGCTACAAATACTACATGGGCATCCACATGGGGGTATGTCGCGGCCCTATAGATGAGCTAGTAGAGATTCAGGTCGGTGACCGCTCCGCCTGGAAAGGCTCTATTACGGAGAACGGCACCTTCACGATCAACAACCCGAATCTCTTCGGCGGGGATAAAAGCGAGGGCGGCATCGTAGGTTCCGTTGAGGTGCTGATGGGGGACTGGGAGCAGCCAGTATCTGGCCGCCTTGCGGCTATGTTGGGCGGTATCGTACCTGCTTTCCGCCGAGTCTGTACCTTGTTTTTCGACGGACAGGTCAGCGCTATGAACCCTTACCCGAAGGTTTGGAAAATGCGGGTGCGCCGAGCCTTGAAAGGATGGCAAGGGGAGCCGTGGTACCCGTCGAAAGCCGTCATAAATCTGGAGGGACCAAACGGAGAGCCGATCCGGGCTATGAACCCGGCGCACATACTCTACGAATGCGCTACCAACTCCGAGTGGGGTAAAGGCCTTGACCGTGGTCTAATCGACGAAGCCAGCTTCTCCCAGGCCGCCGATACCCTATTCGATGAAGGATTTGGTCTTTGCCTGAAGTGGACGCGTACCGATAGTGTCAGTAATTTCATGCAGACTGTCATTGACCACATCGGCGCCGTAGTCTACTTCCATCCAAGGACTGCCCTGTTCACCATCAAGCTACTGCGCGCCGATTACGACCCCGCGAACCTACCGCACTACACCTATGGAAAAGGCATCATTAGTGCCAGCGATGTCACCCAGGGCACCCCCTACACTGCTACGAACACGGTAACAGTCACCTACGTCAACCCTATTAACGGCGAGAAACTGTCATCCGCGCCGGTCCAAAACCTAGCGGCGGTAAGGCTGAATGGCTCGATAGCTCAGAACAATGAGTATTTGGGGTTGCCAACACCATCTCTGGCGGGTCGAGTAGCCCTACGTGATCTCGAAGCTAGTATGGGGTATCTGCGTCGCCTAGAACTGGGTTTTGATCGTACGGGCTGGGATATATTGCCCGGGGACGTAATTAGCATCACCATCCCAGAGCATGGCATACAGGCCATGCCGGTGCGGATCGGCAGTGTAAATTCCTCATCCCATCTAGAGGGGAGGATAACCTTTACCGCAGTGCAGGATGTGTATGGCCTGCCGCAACGGTCTATTGTGGAACCTCAACCTTCCGAGTGGGTTCCGCCGGACCAAACGGCGCGGCCTGTACCTATCCGCCGAGTTCGGGAGATGGGGTATCGCGATTTGTTTCGGATTACCTCCCCGTCTGACCTCGACCGGCTGGACGCCTCCACCACCTATCTGTATGGGATGGGCTCTAAACCGTTCGGTATGGCCTACGGTTACGAGCTGTACGTCGATTATGCTTCTTCCGGCTTCGCTGACCACGGGGAAGGCGATTGGGTACCTAACGCCCAGATTGGCATATCGATACCGATGGCTGCTGACGACATTGAAGTGCCGCTCGGTGGTACGGAGAATCTGGACTTTGCGCAGGTTGGCTCGCCGGCTGTGATCGACGAAGAGGAGTTCATTGTCAAGTCGATAAACACGTCCACCAACGTTGTTGTGCTTGGGCGCGGAACTTTGGATACAGTGCCCGCCTACCACGCTGCTGGCTCTCGTATTTGGTTGTATGACGACTATACGGCGGATTCGGACGCCACCTACCTGCCTAACACCACAGCTAACGTCAAAATGCTTACCCGGACCGGTCGCGAGCTATTGGCGCTATCTGACGCGCCGGTCGATGTGCTGAACATGCGTGGGCGTCATGCGAGGCCGTACCCCCCAGGTAATTTCAAAACTAACGGACTGGCCTTGGGCGCGCTGGAGCCGGTAGCTCGTCCCGTCACGTTTACCTGGGCCCACCGAAATCGCGAAGCTCAGGCTGACCAACTATTTGGCCACACCTACGGGAGCCTGACGCTGCCCGCAGGGGTTACGTACACCTTGCGAATCCTGAAGATGTCAGGTCAGGTCTTGCGCTCGGTTACTGGATTGACCGGTACGTCCTGGGAGTATACTGCCGCGATGATCGGTGAGGACGGTATCGACGCTGAACAAGGACAATTCCGAGTGCAGCTTTGGTCCGAAGTGGACGGGTTGCAGTCTTGGCAGATTTACGACATACCACAAATTCTAATTCGTCCTGGCCTCGGGTTGAGTCTGGGTTACGCTCTCGGAGAAGGAGACTGATATGACTATTGTTTATGGCGGTAACCTGGGGCTGATGTCCGGCGGTGCCAAGGGTGAAGAACACTACGATCCTCTAATGAACTTCATGCGAGGCCTAGATGCTTTGGTTCAGCCTCGGGTACGCAGTATTGTCTCTTCCCTGCCGACTTCCGGTATGGCGGATGGTGACGTATACGTTTACACCGGGGCCGACGCCAACCAGAACAAGCTAGCGCGCTACAGCGTTGTTCTCGCTGGGTGGGAGTATTTCACCCCTAAAAATGGCTGGGAGGTTCGAGTTCTGGACCAACTGGATGGTAACGGGCAATACAAAATCTTCGGGTTCAAAGGAGGAGCCTGGACCGAACAGTTGTCCACGGGGGGACTCACTATCGCAGAGGGCGATGCGCGCTACGAAAAGTTACTGAAGCATAACCTCACGGCCACCACGGACCCGACCTCGGCGGACGATGCCTCGCAGGGCTATTCGATTCTTAGCAAATGGCTGAACACCACCACCAAGGAACTGTACTTCTGCGTAGACACTACGGCTGGTGCGGCCAAGTGGGAACAGGCCACTCTCACTATCGACGATCTGGGGACTGCGGCGATGTCCAATGTTGGCAGCTCCGCGAATAACCTGCCCACCGTCAGCACCGTGCAAAGTCTGATAAGCGGTCAGCCAGTTTTCGTTCCCTCCGACGCTAGTGGACCTGGGGTGAAAGGCCTAGTACCCGCGCCGCCGGCTACTGAAGTGAAGCGATTTCTCGCTAATGACGGGACCTGGGCACTGATCACGCAAGAGGATATTGACCCTGCTAGCGGCGAGAACTTGGGCAACGGTGCCGCCGTTTACCTACAAACCGTTGGTAACGTCCTTCAGTTCAAAACCCTGGTCTCTACCGATGGTAGCGTTAGCATTACGGTGAGTGAGGGCACCCTTGACTTTTCCGCTACTGGTTCGGTGGCATTCAAGACGCTCCAGCAGGCGGGCAGCGGCGGGGTAGCCTTACTCTCGGCGCCGAACACCACTACTCTGTCTGCGAAACAACTGAAGGCAGGCAACAACGTTACGCTTCAGGACCAGTCCGGGGTGATCACTATCAACGCGACTGGAGGCAGCAGCGGGGGCGGAAACGTCGAACCTGTAGTTACCGAGTACGAGCTGTTCTACGGCGTTAGCGGTAACTCCGTACCTAACAACAATGCCATTCTTTCCGTCACTGAGGCTCAAGCCCTAGGCGTGTCCGCCACCTTCACCGATCTTGGTAATGGCCGCTTCGAATTCAAGGACCCGGTAAATACTCCGGATGCGTTGATCTGGGGCGTTTACCTAAAGATCAAACTTCCAGACTATCCAGTGCAGTACCTGATGGACGTTGAATCTTTTGCGCTGTCGGGCTCTTCGCAAACTAACGTAGCACTCAACGTAGCTAGCTCTCTGGACAAAGACCCGAGCAAGTACGGCTGGGTAGCCATCAACAACAATAAGCCTTTCCCGTGGAAAGCTGGCGACCTTATGAACGACCGAGATACCAAGTTCTACGATATGGTCGGACCCGGCGGGGACTACTTGGGCGGCACCCCGATGCAATCGGTAGTGTTCGGCCTGTACCACATACCCACTGGCAATCCAGAGCCTATCCCTTTGGTGCCTTACACCCTGCCGGGTTTGGATACTACGGCAACGCGCGGGAATATTGGCAGTCTGCGTATCCGGGCTAGGTTCGAAATCCCTGGGCCGCCGGTAAACGATGGGTTCATCCCCACCGGTCAGCTTCTGTCATCTTCGCAGTATCCGGCTTTGGCCCTGCGCAGTAACCAAACGTTTGGCGATCTCTTCAATTTTGCGCTGTTGGAGGAAGTACCAGACGTGGGAGCTAACGCCGGCACTCAAGCACAAATGATCGCCTACGCCTCCTCGTTTTCCTACATCTCCAACGGGACCACTACGTATTATGATTGTGTGGTCGGGTATGGTGATCCGGGCGGCGATGCATTCGCTGATCAACGGCAAATGGCCTGGGTACGCGTGCAGGGTGATACCGGGCCGTGGGTCGCGAAAAACTTGGACCCGGCGGGTGATCGTTTGAACTCCGCGATTGTGCAGATCGAAGAGTTTCAACAACGTCTGGTACTGGTGCGCGACAGTCAGGGCCGCTTGTACAGCTCCGCCAATGCTCTGGATTCCATCACCCCGATAGACCTTCCGGATGTGCAATCCGGCACCGAGTTCATGGTGGGCTCCCTCCCTTCTGGGAACTACGCTCCGCATTCTCTTGCGGGGTTCGCAGATGGGACTTCTAAACTCGTGTGGCGGGACATGGACGAAAACGGAAATGTGTTGGGTTGGCAGGCTAGCAACGCCACGCCACCGGAGGCCGGTCAGTTTATCGGTTGCGCGTTCGGTAGTGGCCGCCACTTGGCAATAAATAACGATGGCAAGATTTGGGTAACCACGGATTTCGGGCAAACCTGGGCCGAGTACGCCTACCAACTGCCACTCAATAACGGTAACCCGTACTTCCTTCGCGCGATCCAAGGAAGCGATAACGGCTTTGTCATTTGGGCAGACAACGACATTCATTTTGTAATGAACTACGATGAGTCTGCTGGATGGAAAGGTCCGTTCCGCATCCGTACTACTGTCGAGGTGAACCCTGTGGCTTTCAGGCTCACCGGTTCGTCCCTGATAGTAGCTGCGCAGGTATTCCCCGAGTCTCCCCCGACTTACTCTGCTCTTTTCATTCGTCAGAACATTTTCTCGGGTACAGAGTCTGGCCCTGCCTCGTGGAAACAGAGCTACATGACCTTCGTGAATAACGAGCGTCTGTATCTTGCTGAATACGGAGGTCAGCCAGTAGTGATTACCGACAACGAAATGGCGCCGTACGAGCCTACGCTTTGGCGTAGCACGAGTAACACCGATGGATGGTTGTACCTCCCGCCGTACGAGGCTCAGGAAGGGTACGAAGCGGTAGTTCGTGCATACTGAGTGCAAGCGTTTGCACCAGGGTAGTCAATTTGTGTTGATAGCCATTGGCTACCCTGGTACTTTGCGCACATACGGGGCTTCGGCCCCGTTTTTGTAACTGAACCCACCAACTAGGAGAACGGCATGGGCGCTACATACTCCGAGAAAACTTATCGCAGGCTCCAGTCTGTTTGCCTGGGGCTAACGATATTGAGTCTGTTTGTCCTGTTCTACGTACACCAGTACGTTATTGACGGGGACGCGCGCAACATTACCCAGACCCTGGGCAGAGTGGCTTCCTCGTATGTGGAGCCGGAGAGTAACCCTCAAGCGATTATCCGTGCGGAGGATCATTGTCGGTTCTGGGACAGTAGTTATTGCAAAGCGGCAGAGATTCGTCGTACGACTTTTACGTCGTACTTCAACATGCCTTTGCGGGTGCCGGCGTATATCCAGCAGGACCCGCAGTACATGGACTTTCAAAAAGCTAAACAGCAGCTTTTGAAATCGACATCAACCTTTGTTCTCTTTCTGAACACGAAACCTAGCAATGAGGAGTACAAAGCGAAAGCACAGAGTTTCGAGAAGGAGGCCGACGAGCTGGTAGGCAACATCATCAACAGCTTGTACGGGCTACAGCAAACGGCTACGTCGCGGTCCGACCGTGCCAATATCCCTTTGTTGGTCGTATGCTACCTGATCGCGCTCGCGCAGTTCGCCATACTCAGTATCATGCGCTTTGACTGGGGGCTGCAATGGACGCGCAAACTGGGGTAATGAGTATTCCCCTCACGACGCTGGTATGGGTCCTGGGGATTGCGGCTATGGGTGGTCTGGTCAGCTACCTAAACAAGCCGGAACCAAAGACCATCGGCGGGGTCCTGATTGTACTCCTTACCAGTGGCTTCACAGGATTCATGGCTTACTGCCTCTGCATCGAAAATGAGGTAAGTGTAGGTATGACTACTGTGATAGTAGGTATTGTGGGTATGATGGGTAAACGGGCCGGGGATGACTTCCAGAACATGGTTAGGACACGTCTGGGGATTCCTACCGCCGATCAAAAATCCAGAGAGGCTGAGTGATGAACAAAACTATCGAGGTAGGCAAATCCCTTTGGGAGGTAGTGTGCAGCTCGGTAAGCGCACTGGTAGCAGCGGGCTTGCTGATGATGTTCGTCTACTGGATGATCCTTCAGCCAGCCCCTCTCTCTATCAACTCGGAGGGGCTGGAGCTGAACTACAAAGCGGCAAGAGGAACTCTGATGTATGTAGAGAATCCGATTAGCCCTCCCAATACATCCATTCAGGTTGAGCTGAACGCCGAATTGATCGGGGTAGATAACAGTAGTCGTTATCTGATGTCCTCGCGCGACTCCCGTGACATGATCGTTATCGACGATGCGGATTTGCGACCCGCTAATGTCCGGATCGGCTACCCGCTCTATGGGGTATACATACCGCCTTACGTCAAGCCGGGGACCTACCACTACGAGGTAGAGGCGAGATACAGGCTGAACTTTTTCCGAGAAGAAAAATTGAAACTACCGACGATTACAATAACGGTAGAGTGAGTGCAAACGCTTGCAAAGGAGAACCACAATGGCACAAGTAACCGCAGAGCAGCTTCGTATCCTGGCGCCGGGCGTAAAGTCGGTAAAGCGCATAGATAATCTGGTACAAGCGCTCAACTTAGCAGCTATGACGTGCGGCATCGCCAACACTCCACGTCGGCTGCGCTATTTCCTGGCCCAGTGCGCCCACGAGTCTCGTGACTTTACCCGGGTGGAGGAGAGTCTGTACTACACCGACCCTAAGCGGGTAGTAAGCATCTTCAAGTCTGGCTTCGACCTTAACCGCAATGGAGTTGCTGACGCGGACGAGATTGAGTTCGCAAAAGGCTATCTGCGCAATCCTGAAAAGCTGGCTAACCGCGCCTATGCCAATCGTTTCGGGAATGGCGACGAGGCCTCTGGGGATGGTTGGAGGTATCGAGGGTCAGGCTTCATTATGCTGACGTTTAAGGACAACTTTCGCGCTATCTCCAGGCGGATTTACAAGGATGACCGTCTGGTAGATCAGCCGGAGCTACTGCGCAATACTGACAGCTTTTACGGGCCGGCGATGTCGGCTGGGTATTTTTGGATGGATAAGGGGTTGAATGCGCTGGCTGATGCGGATCAGTTCACACGGGTCAGCCAGATCATCCAGGGCGATACCAGCACGGTAAAAGAACGCCTGGATTATTTGCGACGAGCTAACGCTTTGGTGTTCTAAGATATGGAGCACTATAAAGACCCATATTTCTGGGTATGCGTAAGAGCAGCCCTGTCCAACTCCTCTTTTGTCGAGAACTGGGCTAGACTGCACGAGCTTGAACTTCCGCGAAACGGAATAGAGGCGGCAATCGACGAGGCTACTGGGAGGAATAGCCAAATCGTTGAGTTGTTTCTCGGCGATGTTAAAAATCTGATATACGACAGGGCATGAACTATGGGCTCGATAAAGATGTACGTGATAGGGGGCCTAGCGTTGGTAGCTGTAGGTCTTCTCGGCGTTTTGGGTACCTGGGGTGCTTGGGAGTACCGTGGCCGGATAGCGGATCGCGAACTGAAGGCAGAGCAGGACAGGATGGCCGGTCTCCTGAAGAAGCAGACGGAACTAACCGACCAATACCGCAATCAAGCTGACAAGGTGTATAGCGAGCTGCTGGATCGGATTGACAACATCAAGGTAGTAAACACCACTATCAACAAAACCATCCAGGCGGAGAAAATTGCCAATCCGAGCTTCTACGCTCAACCACTGCCGCCTGGGGGGAGGGAAGCATGGCTAAAGGCACGTATGCAGTTGCAGTAGTGTTTGGGATGGCGTTATTCGCCGCCGGATGCAGCAACAAACAGCCCCAGGAACCCAACGAATACCAGATTGCCTTGAAGAGCATACCGGATGACCTGCTGCGCCAGGGGCCGGTATTGGGGCCGCCTCCGGGGAACTCGGTTGGAGACCTCCTAGATGACTACAACGATGCGGTATCAGTTGGTAGTCAATGCACCGCGAGGCATGCAGCTCTCATCCGCCTACTAGCTCCTCTAGTCCAAAAAGCAAAAGCCCCTCAATAGCCCGCTACGGCGGGCTTACCCTCTGTTCCTTTGCCTAGTCTTGTCCTTTTCCGTATAATCGTCATCGTGCAAGCGTTTGCACTAGGTCTCGAATGACTGCGGCTTACCCGCCGCCACTACACGACAGGAATAGGACATGAGCCAGAATATCTCCGCCTCGGCGGTATCCGAAACCCCCGAGTCTGAGCGTATGCTTTGCGACGAGCTGGTACGGTTGGTAGACGCCGGCATCTCCATCATCCAGATCAAGACCCGGGAGCCGGGGCGCACCCTCGAAATCCTGCGCAAGCACATTACCGCCGACCAGGCAAACGCCTACCGCGAGTTCGACATCGTTTCCGGGACTCGCAACAACTTCAGCCCGGCGAACTACAGCGAACATGCCCTGGCCGGTACGAACAACGACGCCATGAAATACGTCGAGGCTATCGGGTTCATTCACCGTGACCTGAACAGCTCTGACGGTATTCTCCGGCAGCCAGACCCCAAGCTACTCCATTGCGTCTATAACGTCCCGATTGAAATGACCAACAACAATCACTTGGTCTTGGAGACGTTGAAGCTCTACTACACAGTTTTGCCCTCTACCAAGGCATGCATGATCTTCATCACCGGCGAAGACTCGCTCAAGCTTCCGACTGGAATGGTGCATGTCATCAACGCTCCCACTCCCACCCTGTCCGAGCTGGAGAACTACCTGCGGGCTACTTTGGAGCGGGTAGCAGACGATTACGAAGGTGGTCTGGAAATCGACGATGGGCAGTATACCGCTCTCGCTCGGCTGGGCCTGGGGATGACCAAAGACGAATTCGACAATTGCGTTTGTCTGGTCATTGTAGACAACCCGGATAGCGAGGTAGATACCCTCACTGCCGAGCCGTTCTTCGAAGGTATCGCACGCGGCAAAACCGAGATCGTCAAGTCTTCCGATATTCTGGAACTCTACCATCCGGAGAGCATCGAGAATGTGGCAGGCATGGCGGGCCTCAAGGACTGGGTAGGGGCCCGGGTAAACTGCTTCTCTGACGAAGCCAGGGAGTTCGGTATTCAGCCACCTAAAGCTGTAGCCTTGGTTGGCGTTCCGGGTACCGGTAAAAGCCTCGCTGCAAAGGCCATCTCTTCGGTTCTCGGCGTGCCACTCTTGCGTTTGGACTTCGGTAAAGTCTTCTCGAAATGGGTAGGCGACTCGGAGTCGCGCATGAGGTCGGCACTCAATATGGTCTCCTCCATGGGGCAACTCGTACTCATGGTTGATGAGATCGACAAGGGTCTGGGTGGAATCGGCCAGGGCGGCGCCGACTCGGGCACTAGCTCTCGGGTTCTCGGGGCTTTCCTGACTTGGATGCAGGATAACGATAGCGGGTGCCTCGTAGTGGTTACCGCTAACCGGATCGACGGACTGCCGCCGGAGCTGTTCCGTAAGGGTCGTATGGATCAAGTATTTTCGGTTGGCATGCCTAACGCCGAGGAGCGCCGAGCTGTACTGGAAGTTCATTTGCGCCGCCGTGGCCGCAGCCTGGAGGATTTCAGCGAAAGCGAGCTGTCCGAATTCGAGTTGGTCTCGGACGGTTATGTCCCCGCTGAGATAGAGCAAGCTGTTAAGGATGCTCTCATTCTCGCGTTCAACGAGGACCCCGGCAATCCGACACTTGAGATGCGGCATATTCTCTCGGCCATGGACTCCAGCGTCCCCATGTCGCAATCGCATGCGGACCAGATCGCCCGTATAACCGAATGGGCCGAGAAAAATGCGGTACCAGTCAACCAGCCTATTCGAGTGCGCAGCGAAACCAGCCCTGCCGTGGTTCGTCGTGATCGGGCGCCGCGTAGCCGCTCCAATCGTATCCTCGGAGGGAAATGATCATGCTTTTTGCCCAGTACGCAGTGGGTTCGATTAACCTCGACAAACATCAAGTAACGCTCTCGGCGATGCGCGTAGAGGCTCCTTGGGTTCGCAAGTCGGCTATCGATACGGGCCGCCGGTCGTTGAATGACCGAGTTTGGCTAGCGGCATCGCGCACGGCTACTGAGAAAGGATTCTTCCTTCAGGCGGTCGGGCACCCGGAAGGAACGGTAGTGCTCCTGCAAGCTAACGAAACTAGGCGGGGCTTGCCCTATGCGCAGGCGGGTCTTTTCTTGCGCCTTCGGGAGTCCGGTCCGTTGCTCACCATTTCTATGCGGTTACCGGTAAACCGCATCACCTTGCTCGGCGATAGCTTGGAAGTCTTCCGTGGAAAAGCGGATGTAATGACCGCCGCCGAGCTACGTGTACTCGGGATAGACATCCCTAACGGGTATAGCCGTACTTTTTGCAATAAGACGGAAGTTGACGAACTCTTCACGGTGCGGGAGGTAGTGCCTTCTCAACTGCCTAAGCCTTCTTTCGCCGCCGTGGTAACTGCCAAAGGGGTGGAGGTAGTAGCTATAGCCCAACCTAAAGTCCGCACTCCGCGAAGGAGGTAGAGAATGGCTCTCTTCGATACCGTAAACACGATAGACCTTCCGGGCGTGAGGGGCTATAGCCTGACCTTGCGCCCGGAGCAGTTAGCTGACGATATAGCAAGGCGGGACTATAGCCAGCTACGTGCCGTAGGGCTTCCCTGGTTTGTTGAGTATCTGTATAGAGTATCGGACGACCACCTACAGGCATTAGCTATTTGCTCTACCTATCTTGGGTTTTATGAGTTTTTGCACAGCCTGACGGGCCGTGAACGGTTAGAGCTAAACATCGTGCGCAATCCATGCGAGAACTCCGTTCGTATAGTCCTGCTAGCATACGTTGAGCCGGCTCGGGTAGTCGCAGAGATGCCGTCGGCTCTGCAATGTACAGACCGCCGCTTGTCTGCCGAATCGTTCGGTATATGGGTTAGCGACCGGGAGTATCACGCTACGCCCCCTCTAAAACTAACGAGAAAGAGAGCTGAGGAGTTGCTGTCGTCGGGAGGGTCGTTGTACGGCGTCAGCCTACCACAGGCCATGACCTACTCTTTCTGTAGGCGCAGCCCCGAGACCGAGAGCGGTCGGAAGTTGTTCTTGCGACTACTGGAAATTTCTCGGAGAAAAGGCGACCGGAGTATGAGCGAGCTGGCAAGGGGCCTAAAATCTCTAGAACGATTCAAGCACTTCTGGTTACAGGTTAACCGTAGACCCGAGTCCGATGGTGTAGAGATTCGGGTGTTCGGGGCAAGCAAAAGCCTTTACGTTGAAGTTCTTGGCTCCCGGGACGTATTCTGCTTAACCGCTCCGGAACAAAGGAACAAAACCACTGTAGCTAGCGAAATCGGAGAGAATCCGTCAAACTCCGAACGTCGCTTGATCCGCACTAACCGAAAAGGGAAATACCATGTCTCACACCAGCAGCATCAAAAGCATCAAGATTCAATCGATCTCCGCCTTGACCGCCGCCGTGGCCGAACTCCGCGCTAGCGGCATGAACATCGACATCGCCACCGACGCGGTGCCGCGCGCCTACTTCCAGAATCAGCAAGGCATGGGCAAGGCCCCCTACGTGATCCGGCTGCACGATGCCAAGTACGACGTTGGTGTCTACGCCCTCCCGGACGGTTCCGGTTACGAACTGCGTACCGACTTCTGGGGCGGTAGCGTCGAGCGTGTAGTCGGGGCGAAAGCCTCCAGCTCGGAAACCACCGAGCAGGCAAAGCTGGGCCGTATCTTCCAGGCGTATGCTTTGAACGCAGCGGAACAGCACGCCCACCAGCAGGGCATGACTACCACTCGTTCGGTCGGCCAAGACGGCGCCATTGAACTTCTCGTCCAGGGCTACTAAGGAGAGCCAACATGAGTAAGCAAATTCGAATCACTGTGCAGCCGGACGGCACTACCAAGGTGGACGCCGAGAACTTCCAGGGGCAGGGTTGCGCCGCTGCGACGGAAGCCATCGCCTTGGCTATCACCGGGTCTGATCGTGACCGTAGCGACGACGATACCAAACCCGAGTTCTACGCCGAGACCGGCGAGTCCAACTTCCTGAACTGACGGTACGGCCCCAAGAGACTACATCATGCATATCGAAAACCCTCATAAATCTCTCGTGCTCTCCTTCTCTCCGAACGGTGAAGTATCCGGTCTGCACATCGATAAATTCGATTTGGGTTTCTTGGGGAGGAAGGAAATCCGCCGAGCTACGGAAATTCTGTTCCGCGAGAAGGAGCAGGATTGGGAGATTGTAGTTCTGGACGAGTTTGGTACTCGCGTCAGTGGCTGGGCTCTCCAGAAAGGTTTCACCAGTTACGAGCGGGCTCGCGACGTGGAGGTGGCGTGGCTCAACCTATGCCGGCTTAACCACGTTGAATGGTCCAGTCAAGCCGGCGGTAATTACCTTCACCAAGCGATCAAGCAAGTCTGCGGTTGATACCGCCCATTCCTACAAAGCCCGCCTAGCGCGGGCTTTTTATTGCCTTCAATTTGTGGTACTTGACTTCATATGTTCAAAATAGTATCATAATAGGGCAGTCTCATACTCTGGAGAAATACCATGGCCACGTTCAACGACGTTGCTGCGGGGGCCGCGCTTAGCCGGCTCTCTCGTAGACGTGCAACTGAATCGGAGGTAGCCATGCCAGCAGACGTATGCCTGTTCGCGTGGTTGACCGCCGAGGCTGCACGGCAAAACTCCAACCCTTTCACTATCAGTGCTCGGCAGATTCAGTTCGGGTTCTCCGACGAGCGAGGTCGTGTGGATAAGGTTGGTCTATCGGTAAACACGATTGCCTTGGGCCTGGAGAGGCTAAAGGAGAATGGTTTTATTCAGGTTGAGCAGGTCAGCCGGCTACGCGGCGGGGGCAGGCTCATGTCGATAACCATTGTGGGGAGTTGGCATGGCGCGGTCGAAAGACGCAAGAAGAGTGCCTAAGAGCGCTTTCAACGATCTGTACCGTCGTCTGCGGGTGTTCTGGGTTACCGGGGCCCTAGAGGACTCGGCGTATGTTTTGGGGGTCCACGTCCTGGCCAAAATGGCGAGGTATGACACTCTCGAAATTACCGCAAGCTGGTCTGAGTTCGCCTGCTCGGTCGTATCAGCCGGGTCCGAGGTAGTAGTAGGGCCGGTAACGCCCAACAGGTTTTTCCTACTCGGTGCGGTTCAGCAGTTGCATAGCACTGTAGGGCTACTCAGTCACTTACATCAAGACGGTATAGAGCAGAGCATCGCAGAGGCTCGGAGCAATGGAGGTATTGCAGAGCACTTTTCTAAGCTTCCTGGCCCAGCTTCGAACATCGTAGGGATGCATACTTTGCTGATCTTCCGATTCGAGCAGCGCTGCGGGTATGACGAAGAGAAGGTTCTAGAAATGTTTCGAGAGCAAACATCGGTGGCGCGTATGCCATCTTGGGTAAGGGCCGTTCCCTCGGGGAGCTAACTGTGAAAGTCACGGCGCACGAAGCCCGCAGATATGCGGAGGTAGTGGCCGATCTCACTAGGCGGGATGATCTTTACTTTAGCGAATACGTAGAAGTCACTTCTGTACTGGCGAGATTCTGGCCTGAGTTCCTAACGATGGCCGAGCTGGCAACCCTCACTTTCATTCTTGGGCGAACGCTCATGTTTCGAAAGAAAGCGGAGTCCATCAGCAAGGCTCATTTTCTGAATGGAGTGATTGCGGCAGACGGTACACGGGTTTGTAGCGGCGTAGGAGTGTCACATAACACACTCCGTACAGCTCTCGAAGGGCTGGTAGATAAGGGAATAGTTGATATTCACGCGTTTTTGGACGGTAAAACCGAGACGATATCGCGTGTTTACGAGGTAAAAACAGCCAAAATAGTGGCTGATAGAGATACCGAAGGGGTTCGAAGTATGCTCATCAGGTCCCGGAAAACCATGGAAAAACAGCCAGATAGAGACGGTTTTGAGGAGTCTGGGAGGGGGTCCAAAATTTGGCACACCCCCCTCCAAAATTTGGCACACAATAAAGAGATACTACGTATCTCTAAAACATCTTCTAAAGAAGATGTATCCGGATCGGGGGAAAAAGTTGTAGAGCGGGCTTTCAAGCTACCTATGGCCAAGAGGGTTAGGCGTGCAAGCGTTTGCACAGAGCCCACTACTATGTCTGCCCGTGAACGGGCAGAGCAGATACTTGGTGCCGCCAAGGCGAAGCGCAATGATCGGGCGGTGAACACCAAGGTACCTACGAAGAAATGGGAGACCCGAACCCTACAGGCCCTATTGGATAAAGCGCGGGAGTCTGTAGGCACCTCGTGCCCTCGCATCACGGTAGTCTCTAAGGGTATCGGGGTACTCCATCGGCGTATGTTGGAAAGCGAGGTAGAAGACGTAGTTGATTTCTTCTCTTGGGCTCTAACGAACTGGACGTTGGTTGCCAGTGCAAACCGAAAAGCCAAAGCGACCCAGTTGCGTAATAAGGCTACCAAGGCTGCGCAATCGGAAATGCACATGGCACCTAACTTCAGTGATCTGGCGTATCGGTTCCCCTACTTCTTCCGGTTCTACCAAGACCGCTGCTATACCGAGAAGCAACTAGCTAGCGAACTGAAAGCGAAGCAAGAAAAAATACAAACAGCCAAGCGCAAGGAATCCGAAGCCAGCATAGCCCGTCGTAATGAGGTGCGCCGCAGGGACGAGGAAGCGGAACGTCAGCGTCGCAGGGAAGAAGAGGCATTCCGTAAGCGCAGGGCAGTAATGGCGCAGGATTCTGATGATGATCTGCCAGAGTACGAAGCTCCGGCATGGGGAGGTTAAAATGAAGAAAGTGAATATCCCTTCTCAACTGCGCAAGGCTGGGGTTCCTCGCTCTTGCTGGGCTATTAACTGCGACGACACGGGCCGTGGGTATATCAACACTTGGGCTGAAGATGTGTATAAGCGTTTCGATAGTCGTGAGAGCCGGCTTGGCGTCTACGTTCGGCCAGCGAGCCGGGAGTCCTCCATGCTCGCTATCGAGGCCGTGGAGTTGCATGCCCGTCAGGCTGTAGTGCATGGCGTGCCCGGGAAGTACCTAACTTTCTCTCGCCTCGTCCAATTGTTACGTCTCTCTGAAACACGAGAGGCTAGCGACGAGGACATCCACTCGTTGGTAGGTCGTGGCTTTTTCGCGATACCGGTCCTGCCTACTGTCGTCAGTTGGCCGGGCGGCCAGCAACACGCTTACAACGAAGCCATGGGTTTCCTGCATTCCCACATTTGCGAAGGAGGGATTCTTCTGACCTCGGCGGCGCACAAGCTACTCACTGAGTACAAAGGAGGTGTGGGTTTCCCCCTGGAGCTGGAAAAATTGATCTTTGACACATCGGTAATCGTGGAGGTGTGATGTGACAGTAGGTCTTAATTTCCTTGCTACCGTTGTGGCCTCCGAGACAGGATCATCCCTAGCTAGGCTGGAGGAGGATTTGTTTGTAGGTGAGCAGGAGCAGGCTGCTTTCGAGTTCGTGCGCCGCTACTACCGGCAGTACCGGTCCGTCCCTGACGCCAGGACTGTGCAGGAGCATACCGGGGTACGGCTGCCTACTCCTCGGGGGGATGTCGAATTCCACCGAAACAATCTGTATGACCGTCGCACGTTTGACGTGATCCGCGATACGTACTCAACCCTACGCGATGCGATAGGTACGCGGCAGCCCGCCCCGGCTATTCAGGCCCTTGAATCCGGGCTGCGGCGCGTACGTAGCACACAGCGTAATGCTGGACTGGTAGACCTTGCCCAGGGCATGGCGGAGGTCCGCCAGCGCCTTGTACGGGTGCAAGCCATGGGAGGTATGTCGGGGGTTCCAACACCATGGCCCACTCTGAACGCAGAGACCGCAGGTTACCAAGACTCGGACCTCATCACGTTTGTGGGTCGTATGGGTACTGGTAAAACTATGACCCTTCTCTGGCAGGCCAACCACGTCTACGAGGAAGGCTACTCCGCATTGGTAGTTACAACCGAGATGGGGTCGGAGCAGATAGCTCGCCGATGGATGGCGATGCATTACGGCCTGGATGCCAAGATGCTGAAGTCCGGCATGGTCTCTACTCGACTTCTACGTCAGATAGAACAGTACGAAGCTGAGTTGCTGGGGCGAGAGCGTTTCCGGATTCTGTCGCTCGGCACCGGGGCGCAGATATCACAGATTGAGGCGGCAGTGGAGGAGTTAAGTCCTGATATCGTATTCATCGACGGTGCTTATTTGCTCAAACCGAGTAAGCAGAGCCGACCGCTCAACCGTAATGAAACAGCCGCTTATGTGTTTGATGAGATAAAGCAGCTAACCATCGACACTAACCGCCCTTGGGTAGTCAATACCCAGTTCAACCGCGCAGCGGGCAAGGGCGGTAAGGATGGCACCCTGGAGTCCATCGCTATGTCCGATGTGATTGGTTATCACAGCTCGATTGTAGTAGCAGTAAAGCACGGACCCACGGAGAACCCGTATGAGTCTCGTGAGCTTGATATTCTCAAAGGACGGGAAGGGGAATTCGGGTCATTCTTTACGCACTACCGTTTCAAGCCTGCAAACCTCAACGAGATGACGGCGGAGGAGGTTGAGGCCGTGTCGGCTGGTCCGGCGGCTGCCGAAGAAGACGATCAAGGATACGCTTGGAGGTAATTATGGCATTTGATGAAACACTATGTGATGGCTGCCCGATCCAGGGCGAGTTCACACCGTACCGTGGCGTAGACGGGAACGAGGATGCCCCCTACCTGATAGTTACAGATTTGCCTAGCCAAGCTGGCGCGAGAAAAGGCCGCATGCTTCCCGCCAATCAGGGCAAATTGCTCGCTAAGTGCCTGAAGGATGAAGAGTTCGATACAGCGGATTTCCGCCTAGTTCCTATGTGCCGTTGCCCGTACAACAAGGATTCCTACAAGACTGCTTTCAAGAAGCAGATTAACCGCCACTGCCGGCGGCACCTAGAAGATTATATCGACGAGACCAAGCCGGCTGCGATTATCACGCTGGGGGCAGATGCCACCGGTCAGGTGATGAACAAGAACGTCAAGATCACCAAGGTACGCGGCCTAGCGCATCACTCTGAGGAGTTTGGGGTACCGGTATTCCCGATGCAGTCTATCGCCGTAGCGGTTAACTATCCTCAGAACGAGCCGTTGCTAGCCGCAGACTGCGCGAGTTTTGGCCGTCTTGTAGATGCCGATCTAGATATCGATACCGCTGACGCCTTCACCACCGGGGAATACACGCTGGTAAAAGACCTGCAATTCCTCATCGATATGGACCCTGAGATTCTGTCGTTCGATACTGAGACTACTGGATTGCGTTGGTACCAACGTGGCGTCGATGTACGGAGCTACCGTAAGCACCTTCATGAGGGCAAAGCTTGGTTTCAGCCGCGTTTCCAGATACTCACTATGCAGTTTACCGTCGAAGCTGGCAAATCCTACGTACTGGCCTGGGACCACCCGGAAGACCCAATACCGGAGGAGGATAAACCTCGCCTGCGTAATCAGCTCCGCCAGTTGTTATGTGCGCCTAATCGGATAGTGGTAGGCCAGCGTCTCAAGTTCGATAACGTAGCTTTGTGGATGACCGAGGGCATTCGCTTCCGCATCGGCGGCGATACTTCGATGATGGCTGCTATCGTGGACGAAAACCTACCCGAGAAAAACTTGGACGTATTGACCAAGCTGTTCGTGAAGGATATGGCCGGGTACGCGGATCGGTTCAATCAAATCGTGCAGAAAGATCGGATGTGGGAGACCACCTTGGATAGTCTTGTCCCCTACGGCGGTGGGGATACCGATGCGGTTTTTCGTCTATACCATATTTTGGAGGACAAGATCGCGAGCGACGAGGGGCTCTGGACTCACTACACCCAGGTCTCCATCCCTGGCCTGAATGCCATGGCTCGCATCGAAACCCATGGTATGTATGTGGACATGGAGGAGGCGATGCCGCAGTTCCAGGCCTACATGGAGGAGGAAGTTGAGAGGCAGCGGCTTAGCTTGCTTTCGCAGCTTGACCGTGGCTTGAAGCGGGATGTGGTAAGGGACTTTTTGAGCAAATCCCAGAATAAAAATAAGTCCGCGGAGGAGGCGCTGTCTTTCGGGCGAACTGATTTCCTGAAGGAGATTCTGTTCTATCACCCGAAAGGGTTCCGGCTCAAACCGGTAGTCTTTACAAAGACTACTGACAAGCTGGAGGACCCGAACCTAAAAGAACCAAGCACCAGTTCGAAAGACCATCTTCCGTTCTTCTTCGACACATGCCCGTTCACGCTGGAGTTGGCCCAGTATGTGAAGGATAAACGGATGTTGGAGACGAACATCCTGGGTTTCCAAGAAAAGTTCGTCGTAGACGGTATGGTGCGCCCTACCTACTATCTGGATGTCACGGTGACCCGACGTACGGCATCTCGCGACCCCAACGGGCAGAACTTCCCGAAGCGCGGCAAGAAAGCCAAGATGTACCAGAAATCCTTTGTGGCGCCGAGGGGGTGGGTCATCATCTCTTGCGACTTGTCGCAGGCTGAGCTGCGTATTGCGGGGGACATGGCTCGTGACCCAGAGATCATCCGTATCTACAACGAGAATGGGGACATTCACATAACCACGGCATGTATCGTGGCCCGCATTAGCGAGGAGGAATTCCATAGACTGCCCGAGGAGCAGAAGAAGGACCTACGTACTAAAGCGAAAGCGGTGAACTTCGGTTTCCTCTATGGCATGTCTTGGCGGAAGTTCATCATTTACGCCAAAACCCAGTACGGCGCGGTATTCACTGAGCAGCAGGCGAAGCGTATTCGTACGGATTATTTCCGCCGCTACAAGAATCTGGAGGTATGGCACAAGAGAGTACGGCAGATTGTACAAGAGCGGGGATGGATTCGGTCTTACTCAGGTCTTATCCGCCATCTCCCTACCGTGTGGAGCCATGAGGAGTACATCCAGGCAGAAGCTATTCGCCAGGGCATTAACAGCCCTGTGCAGGAGTTTGGCTCGACCCTCGGGGTTATGGCCCTGGGTCGCATGGACGAGGAGTTGGACCCAGAGTACATCAAGCTCATTGGTTTTGTGCATGACGCGATTTATGCCTATGTCAGGGAGGAGCATGTTGACTGGGGCTTGAAGACCTTGAAGCGCTACATGGAGACCAACCCGCTGGAGGAAACTTTCAATTTGCGCATGCGTATCCCGATTGTTGCGGATGCTTCCTTCGGCTGGAATCAGGGCGAAATGTTCGAGTTGAGTAATTTCCGTCTCGACGAGCCTTATGACTTCTCGACAATCCAAGACAAGGAAGGTAGGCAGCTGTTCGAACTTCCAGAGCAGGTCGCTCCCGCTAATGATGGTTACTTGGTCGGTTCACCGTACACGGAGCCTGATGAGTTTGAGGATGAGAATGTGGTCTCCATCGCTCGCGTCCGCCGGATACGCGGAGCCAGTGTGAGTAGCACAAAGAAACAGGGCCACCGGAAAGGTCAAGCGCCGGTCAAAGTGCGTTTCGCGGAAGATAGCGAGACAGCACCAGCAACCTCGCGCATCCGTAGGAGCAGGTAATCGGTGTAGGTCAGCATTACCGGCTAAACAGGTATAATCCTAACAAATGGAGAACACTACCCATGGCAATCATGCGCAATCCGCAAGTCCGCCGGCTGCGCCGTCCCGCAGCCACGGTCGAGCGGGAAGACAAGGCGAAAGCTGAGAAAGAACTCAACACCAAGCTCCAGCTCATTGCGGTTGAGCTAGCTAAGGTCGAGGCGGCGACCGATGCTATGGAAGCTTTGCGCAATCGCGTTGGTGAGCTTTTGAAAACGCTGGGTAAATCTGACCACGAGTTTGCCGGTATATCGGCAGCCTGGAAAGACGAAATGACCAGGGCCAGCCGTGAAGTCGATCCGCACAAGCTCTACAACAAGCTCGCAGAGAAGGATTTCTTCGCTGTAGTAAAAGTGAGTTTGGGGGAGCTTGGTAAGGTTCTGACCGAAGACGAAATTGATGCTATAGCTAAAACGATACCGGCCACTAAAAAGGGACAAAAGCTGGTCGTGGAGCGTAAGAAGGCGGCAGCCGGGAGGAGGAAATGAATAATTTGCGTGAGCGTATTCGTAACGTGGTCAATCGTTACCGGGACGCCAGTAGCCGGCCCGACGTTATCGTCTTGCTCGCGGAGGCCGCAGTCGAGATCGACAGCCTAACCGACATCATCGCTGCCTACGCTGAGAAAGAAGTGCAAGCGCTTGCACGGGCTAAGGACAAAGAGGAGTCGAAGTAGGGTATGGATCGCGGAACGATAAAAGAGGTCGTCCGCGATGTGTTCGGGCGTTCAACGGAAATGATCGACACTGGCGATTGGGTCAGTATGCGATGCCCGTTAGCGCCCTGGACACATGATAGCGGGTCGGACACGCACGCTTCTGCCGGGGTATCCGTGGTAGAGGACGGCACCAGTATTTTCAACTGCTTCACTTGCAAAAATACGGCACCGTTCCATGTGATGCTAACCCGGTACGCTGAGTTTACCGGGGAGGACCTGGACGACCTTATCGAGGAGCTGGAGGAGGGCGAGTTTCTGGGCCCACGAACCATATCCAGCATGGATGCGTGGCTAACGGACAACCTCCAAGAAGTGCTAATGCCCATCAATGAGGGCATTTACATGGACCTATATGATTCTGCCGTTGGGCACCCATACCTGCGGCAGCGGGGTATATCTAACTCCACCGCCCGTAAACTGGAGCTATTGTTCGACCCCTCCGATAGCGAAGGCGAGCCTAGAATACTTTTCCCGGTACGGGGGCCGGGGGGAGAACTGTACGGGTTCAGCGGACGTGCTACGAGGGATACCGCCCGCCTCAAGGTGCGGGACTACCACGGTCTGGCCAAATCGCATTGCGTGCTCGGGGCCCATCTCGTAGGCCCTTCTGATGACGTGGTAGTCGTAGAGGGTTTAGTGGACTACGCGGTAGTTCACGACATGGGGGCTTGCGGCTGCGCGGTAATGCACTCGACCATGACCAAGTTCCAAGCCGCAATTGTGGCAGGGTTCGGCGCGCCAACCTATTTGTTTTACGACAACGACAGCGCGGGCCAAAAAGCGATCCCGATAGCAGCGAATCAGCTATGCCAGCATGTGAGCGTATTCCGACCGACCTACCCCAAAGTTTGGATACCTAACAGCGCAGAAAAAGAAGGCGGCCATTTCTTGAAAGACCCGGGAGAAATGACCGATGAAGAGTTTTGGGAGATGAAGAGAACCGCTAGGCTATGGGATAAACCAAACTGGCTTAAAAGCAGACGCAACTATTGACATACGCAGGGCTATAGCCTAGTATGGTGAGCAGATGACTACTGGTCATGTAGATGAACCGAACTACCTACTCCAGACCCTTTTGCCGTTACGCAACGGCCAGACTGCGAAGTTGGTACAGGTTACTAAATCCCGCCACGGTAAGTTGGCGGTAGAGCGGACGACTAATACTGGAATTCTTTTTGCCCCTGGTCAGCTTTATGGATTGGACCCGAGGGCCGTTGTGATTTCCCTCCTGGGGAGGGGTAGCTGTGTGATCTTCCCTGGATCACGTAAAGGAGCGGGCGACTTGGTTCGAGCTGGGGTAGCCCCATCGCTGGCCAAAGCCTTACTTGAAACATTGACTGAAGTGTACGGAGTGAATCGATGAGTCGTACTCAACGCCCTAGCCGGACCTCTGCGTCCCGTAAGCCGGCAACTACTACCAAACCCCTTCGCTCCACCTACGGCGCCGAAGATGGCCGCCGCCAGATGCAGGAGGAAGCTCGCCGGCAGGAGGCTCGCCGAGAAGCGCAGAAGCAGCGCTCGTCTGAGCCTCGTCGCTTCTGGATGAAACCGGGAGAGACCCGGGAGCTGATCATCGTCGATGAAGAGCTGTCTTTCTTCCGCTATGAGCACGCTCTTCGCAACACAGCAACTGGCCGTTTCGACCTTTTCGTACCGTGCGTCAACGAGAATGCCAATTGCCCGGTGTGCGCTAACAGCGAAAACAAGCCGTCGTATTTCGCCGCGTACCTCACCGTGATCGATACCACTCCGTACGAGAACTCCAACGGCGAAGTCATCGAATGGTCCAAGCGCCTGATGGTAATCAAGCCTGCGCAGCAGAAGAAATATCTTCGTTTGCAGGAGCGTGAGAAGAGCCTGCGAGGGCTCGTGATCGAAGTCACTCGCGACCGCGAGACCGATGCTGCCATCGGCAACGATGTGGAGTGCGTTGGCGATATCAGCGAAGATGACCTGCTCGCGTACGAGACGGTTTATGTGGACAAGGATGGTAAAGAGCATGACGTTATCGGGCATGAGCCGTTCGACTACGAAGAGGCTTTCCCGGAGTGGACCGAGAAGCAACTCGTAGCGGTAGCCGGTGGTCGCTCTCGTTCGACCATGGGTAATCGAGACGATATCGACCGCGATCTTGGTCGTCGCTCTCGTCGCTCCAGCGAAGAGCAGGAGGAGGACGAGGATAGCGGCACCCGTGGCCGGCGGTCGGCCAGCCGGGACTCTAGCCGATCTGGAAGTCGTCGCGCTGCCCGCGAAGAGCCGGAAGAGCAGTACGAGGAAGAAGAGGAAGCTGAAGAGGCTGAAGAGCGCACTCCGAGGCGTTCGGCTGGCCGTACCTCGGCCCGCGCCGCTTCACGTTCCGCCCCTCGCCGGCAGCCGAGAGAAGAGGCGGAGGAGCCGGAATACGAGGAAGAAGAAGCCGAAGAGCAGCAAACCCCGCGACGCTCCAGTCGCGCGTCTTCTGCTCGTTCGAGGGACGAATATTCGGTAGAAGATACCCTGCCTGATGAGCGCCCACAACGGCCCGCTCGCTCCGGTGGCGCTGCCAACCGCCGCGAAGCTCTACGGCGTCGCTAAACCATGCGCCCGGCTATCCTAGCGGGCGCCATGAAAATCCCCGTCGCTCGGATTAACGCAAAACTTGTCGAAAAGCATACTACCTACCTCTATAGACCAATGGGGGCGGAGGATGATATCGAAGTTAAAGCGTTTTTCTACGACGGGGATTTTATATGTGTGCCCAGGCAGTATGGTCTTGCGCTATGCAATAAACTAGGCATTGAGTGGGAGGACCACACCTCATCCGGGGTACCTGTTTCTTTCCCTAAAGTACCGGTACCTCGCGAATACCAAATCCAGACCTTGGACGATATAGTTCAAGCCTGTGACAACTACTACGATTTTCTTTTCCGAGCGCACACGGGATGGGGCAAGACCATCGGCGCGCTTATCGTGGCCGCCCGTTTGGGTGTATCTACCCTCATTATTGTCGATCAAGATAACTTGGCGGACCAATGGGTAGAGCGGCTCACTGACCCTAGCCTCTTCGGTCTTAACCCAGAGGATATAGGGCGAATTCAGGGAAAAAAGTGTGACTACGAAGGCAAGCCCGTAACTATTGCGATGGTGCAAACGCTTGCACAAAAAAAATTCGATGAGGAGGTCTACCGCTACCACGGTTTGGTAATATCGGATGAGGTCCATACTATTGGAGCCCCGACCTTTAGTCAGGTTCTGACTCAGTTCGCGGCTACATGGAGGATTGGGATATCCGCTACTCCGAAACGCCGGGACGGTTTGCAGAAGGCTCTAGATCATAACCTGGGCAAGGTAAGGGTGGCCGCTGACAAAGAACACAAAGAGTCTGCGGTATACATGATCTACCATGACACCGTTTATTCGTGGTATGGGAATGTGTCGCCGAAGGTTGGACGGATATTGACGGAAATCGCAGACGATGGTTTTCGAAATCTCAAGTTGGCTGACGCCGTAGTATGGTTGTACGAGACCGGTAGGGATGTGCTTGTCCTGGGCGACCGAATAGAGCAACTCAAGGAACTCGGTTGTTTGCTGAAATACATGGGCGTGGAAGAAGATCGCATAGGACTTTATACTGGGGAAGACCCGGTATTCCGTCTTACCAAGGACCCACGTCCTGCGCGCCGCCCGAAAGGTTATGTGCGAGATACGGAGTACACTCCTCTGAAATACGAGCGAGTCCGTAAGAAAGTGCCAAAGGCCCGCCTGAAGCAAGTCTTGCGGGAGTCTAAAATTATCCTGGCTACGTATGGGATGTTTCAAAAAGGTGTGGATGAACCGAGGTTGGCTGGGGGCGCTGACGCCACGCCGCGAGGAACCTCTGAGCAGCAAATGGGTCGTATCCAGCGGGAGGTCGCCGGGAAGCATATGCCCATTTGGGTAACTATCGTGGACAGGCAGAACTACCGACTTCTGAACTCGTTCCTAGGGAGGGCTCAGGAGTATGTCAAAAACAACTCTCGCCTCTTCGAATGGGGCGAAGACGGGGGACTTACTGAATGCGAACCAAAGCGCCTATTCGCCGAGATACGAAACCGAATAAACGAACTGAAAGCAATGAGGATCGAAACGAACTCAGACGGTATAAATATGCTAACGACAGCACCCTGCGCGAAGACCAAAGGGCAAAAGCACGAGACCGATATACGCGAGTGGGCCAAGCGCCTCTCCCGTCAGCGGTCCGAGGGCGAGGCACGCGAAGGGAAATCACCTTCGAAGGTGCGCCGAGGCCCACCACCATCGAAACCTTCAGCATCGCCGAGGCTGCGCAGGCGTTAGGCAAGTCGCTGAGTACCTTCCGACGGTGGCTCCGAGAGGACATGCTCCCTGAGCCGTATTTGGAGGAGACCAGTTCCGGCTACCACGTCTATAGCCGTGGGGAGCTTGAGGTGATTGCTGCGGTTCTGTCCGAGCATGCGCAAACCTTCGCGAATGCATGCCGGACCCATACGCATGTATGGCACCAGATACAGCAGCGCATTAGCGCATATCGCGCCGAACGACTATGAGGTGAGTTATGGCACTACCACGCCGGATCAATACCAAGAGACCGAAACCTTCTACAACCCACAAGGGCTCCGTGGTAAGTAACTCGGCTTTACGACATCGAAAAGCCCTACTGGACGAGCAAGAACTTCGCGAAGACCTCGACGAGGTAACGTTCCCCGCCGGGGAGGAACCCGCGTTTATACGGGTAGGCGTAGGCCAAACGTACAACATGGGCGACTTTAACTCTCTGCGGCTAGAAGTCTCCGTAACTCTCCCTTGCCGGGTTGATCGGCTGGAAGATACTTATCGGGAAGCTTCCGATTTCTGTAATGAAAAGCTGGCAGAAGAAGAAGCGCTTTGGTTTCCTAAAAGGGGTAAGTAGAAATGGCTGTACAGCGGAGAGCGCCGAAGACCTCGCGTAAGATGACCAATGCGACCAGAGACAACCCCAGGACCGGAGCCGAGCTTACTGCGGCCCTGAAAGCCATCGAGAAGAAACTCGGAGAGCACGTAGTAACTCGGGCCTCTGACTTACGGACGGCCAAGCGATTCCCGTCAGGGGTGTTCACCTTCGATGTGGCCACTTGCGGCGGCATACCGATTCAAGGTATGACAGAGATTCACGGTATACGCTCTAGCGGCAAAACGACTTTTGCTTATCTGGTAATTGCCCAGGCCCAGATGCACTACCCGGATAAGGTATGTGTACTTGTCGATCAGGAGCGTAGTTTCGACTCGGTGTGGGCCGAGAAGTGTGGCGTCGATTTGGCCCGTCTGGAAGTTATCACCGCAGATACTGGCGAAGATGCGGTAGACCTCATGGAGGGTATGGTGCGGGTGGCTGAGGTGTGTTTGGTAGTTTTGGACTCCATCGGTACGCTTACTCCCCACAAGGAAATCGAAGGGGCTTCGGAGGACCAGCACGTTGGTATCCACGCCAAACTCTGTACCCGTTTGGTGCGGAAACTTACCACGGCTTTGGGGGTTGAGAAATCGCGAGGACATGAGGTTTCAGTGCTCTGCATCAACCAGCAGCGAGCCGGCGTTGGCAAATGGGCCCCACCGGGCCAGGAAGCCGTTAGCCTGCCGGGCGGTAAAGCCCTGGAGCATGCTTTCCTCATAATCGCGAGGTTTAAAAATAAGGAAAATATGCGCAAGGACAGTGACGGATTCGACCTCCTTGATTACAACGAGCACGCCTTCACGCTTGAGAAGAATAAAATCTGTGCAGGTATGCGGCAGGGTGAATACCAGCTAATGCGTCGTGACCATGACGAGATCGAGGACCTCCGCGAGGGCATGGTAGACAATGTGCCGACTATGATCGCGTACGCTAAGAAGATGGGGGTATATGCGGGGGCTGGCCGTAGCTGGACGTTGTATCTGCCGGACGAGGAGATCACGCTGGGTAGTGCCGACGAACATATCGCAAACATCTATGGCGATCCTCTGTTGTACTGGCGGTTCCGTAACCACCTAATAGCTCTGCATGCTGCAAAATTGCGGATGCCAGATTACTTCATCGAAAGTTTCTACGGTGACGACGCGCCGGGGATTGCCTTCTATGAATCGCTTGAGACGGAGTAGGCCAGCCGTAGTGACGGAAACCAAACACGAGCGCCTTAAACAGGCGCTCCGCTGGTATCCAAAGATGCATGAACAGGGGGCCTCCTTCTCCTCTTTGTTATATACCGCTTCTGTATGGCACGGCAGCCGCGCTAACGTACGGGGCGAGACGTGGAGTGATGAGGAGATATCTAAAGCCTTAACAGAGCTAGGGATTGAGTATGAGCAACCCAGTATTCGACCGGTTCGAAAAGAAATCGAATCTCACCAAGAGCCATCGCAGGAGCAAGACCCAAGAGCGGGAAGTGGCGAAGCGAGTAGGCGGTCGTTTAACTCCCGCGTCAGGCGCCCGAGAAGTGAAAGGGGATGTGCGGGTAAAGAGAGTGGTTCGGATAGAATGCAAAACGACGAAGAACAAATCGTTCTCTGTCACGCGCGAGATGATAGAAAAACTGGAAATGGCGGCCACCTTGTCAGGGGAGATGCCAGTGCTAGTCGTAGAGTTCAACGACGGCGCTGGGCGCAAGCAAGGTGAGTTGGTCATTTGCCCTAGCTATGTTTTGGACGATCTAGTAGAGGTAAACTGATGCCAACTATTCGCCGCCCTACTTCCGGAAAGCCACCAGCCACCAGAACGGAAGAGGTACTAAAGCGCCGCCGGTCGAGCCCGGAGGAAAAGCCCTCCACCCGTTTGCGCATACGAGCTGCTCGCAATTTAGTGCAGCCTGCGTCTAGCGGTTTGGGTGAGGTAGTCCGGGCACCCAACACCGATTACGTATACGGAGATGCGATCCGCCCGGCAGCACGCCAGAGCAAGCCAATGCGAACGGGCGAGTACCTTCACGTTTCGGACTTGATTCATCGGTGCGTTCGAGCCCGCGCATTGCATGAGTTGCACCAGTTGTCGCTACCGCAGCAGCGACTTACTGTGTCGGACCTGACCACGTTCGCTCAGGGCGATGCGATACATGACGTTGGCAAATCCCTGGCGCGCGATGGGGCGCCATACCTCACTTGGGGTAAGTGGTCGTGCAAATGTGAATACCTCAAACACGAAGACCCCTGCCTGTACGAAGAAATCGATCAGGAAGAGGTTTGCCCGCATTGCCACACGCATGTGGATCAGTACCACGAAGTGAGTTTCTTCGACGAGGAGTATGGCGTAGTCGGCAACCCGGACCTTCTCTTCTACATTCCGCGATCCTCTGCCTACCACGTCGTCGAACTTAAATCGATTTCGCATGAACAGTGGAAGGAGCTGTCCCGCCCTAAGCCGGAGCATGTCTTGCAAGTAGTGTGGTATTGGCTACTCATGCGCCGGGCCGGAAAGCGGATGACGGATCGATGCAGCATAGTTTACTACACAAAGGGATGGCTGTTCGGTGACCAGATCAACAATAAAGAGTTTCTGGTAGAACCTGAAAAGGAAGTGAAACGTCTGGACGATATGATCGAGGACGCCAAACGCTATCGGGCACACCGTAAAGCCCTAATTGCGAAAACGTCGGCACCGCTTCCGACCCGCACTTGCGCCAGGGAGGATGTCAAGGCAGCTAAAGCCTGCCCTGTATGCGAACTCTGCTTCAGGAGCTGATTATGCGGATACGACGTACTAAGTCTGATGGTCAGTTGTTCGTTCTGGGCGTAGACCCGTCATTGGGGTCTACCGGCTACTGTTATGAGCTTGACGGTCGCCCGGTAGTGGGTAGGCTCTGTACTAAGTTTCGTGGAATGCAGAGGCTGGAACACCAGTTAAACCAGTTTCGTGGGCTGTTGGATACGGTGATGGAGGAGGCGACCGATTACCGGATAGTTTGCGTATACGAAGGGTATGCAATCGGCGCCAAGGGGGTTGGTCGTTGGGAATCCGCAGAGTTGGGCGGGCAATTCAAGCTGGAACTTTACAAACGCGGGATTCCGGTTATCCTAGTGCCTCCTACTACCCTAAAGCTGGTATTCACTGGCAAGGGGAACAGCAAGAAGCCTGCGATGAAAGCTGCCGCTATTGAGCACTTCGGTGTAGATAGCAGTTTGAATAACGATGAAGTAGACGCGTATGCTTTGTATCGATTGGGCCATGCGTTACTTCACGGGATCGGACCGGCGGAGTTTTTGCAACGTGCGTTACGGGCGAAAAGTAAGGTAACATTGCACCCAGGCAAGGGAGCCTTCGAGATGCAAGCGCTTGCACATTTGGCTTCTGTAGGTTGATTGCGATATACTTTTGACCTACGATCTGCATCGTAAATTCGATAACCAACGACCGGCTTGCCGGTAAAACCAACGAAACAGGATGGAAGACACCATGGCACAGACCAAGCCCAAGACCGCCCCGGTCGTGGAACAGGCGGAACAAGAAATCGTAATCGGCAGCCGAGTCAAGTTCCTCGGCTACGACGAGCAGACCAAGGAAGAGGATCGTATCCTCGAAGACGGCGGCATCTACCTCGTGGTCGGCTTCGAGCCGGAGCAGGAAGGTGACGACGATGAAACCCTGCCGGTCCTTCAGGCGCCGAACCCGGGCTTCAATCCGAAGAAGAAGAAGCACCCGGAAACCAACCCGGAATTCCTCGAAGTCGTCTGCTTCCCCGAGGAAGTAGAGCTTTCTGACGAGGCCGACGAGGCCGAGGAAGAAGCCGAGGAAGAAGAAGTCGAAGAGCAGCCGGAAAAACCGGCGCGCGGCGCCAAGGGTAAGGCCGCCGACAAGGGCAAAGCTGCCGACAAGGGCAAGGCGCCGGCCAAGGGCAAGGCTGCCGAAAAAGCGCCGGCCAAGGGCAAAGCAGTGGCCAAGCAGGTCGAAGAAGAGCCGGAAGACGCGGGCGACCCGGTACTGGCCGACGTTCCCGATCTGGAGCAGGAAGACCCGTCCGTTCTCGATCTGGTAAACGACAACGACGATCTGATCGCTGCCGTCCAGACCATGGAAAACGAGATCGCCACCACCGAGTTCCAGATCGGCGGCATGCTGTACCACATCAAGCGCGAAGTGCCCTGGCGTGACATGGACCCTGCCTACGCAGAGCAGGGCGGTTGGGGCAAGTTCGTCGAGGCCTACTTCAACCTCGGCGCGCGTAAAGCCACCCAACTGATCGCGATCTACGTTCAGTTCAACCAGGCCGGCATCGCCAACCCGTCGGAAGTCGTATCGACCCTCGGCTGGTCCAAGGCGGCCAAGCTGTGTGGCTACCTCAACGAGGAAGGCGTCGATGCCGGCGAACTGATCGAACTCGCAGGCGAGACCGCCACCAACGACCTGTCCACGGTCCTCAAGGAGACCTACCGCGAAGGCGGCACCGGCGGCACCCCGGGCGAGAAGAAGGTGCGGGTTAAGGTGAACCTGTCCTTCGAGCAGGAGAAGGGCGAGCTGGTTCAGGACATCATCTCGGAAGCCGTCTCCACCTTCGGCGCGGCCACCGAAGAAGAAGCTCTGTTCCAAGTTCTCGTCGAGTGGCGCGCCAGTAACACCGCCGGCGGCGCGGCTGTCGATGCCAAAGAGAGCGGCAAAGAGGTGGCAGAAAAAGCGGTAGCGGACGCCAAGGCCAAGCGCGCCGGCGCCAAGCCCGCTTCGAAGCCCGCCGCCAAACCGGCAGCCAAGCCAGCGACCAAACCGGCGACCAAGCCGGCCAGCCGTGGCCGTAAATAACGCCCGGCGCATCCTGTAACCCCGAAGGGGCTCTCCATAGCGGGGAGCCCCTTTTTCTTTGAGGAGAGAAAACATGGCTCTACAACGTAGCCGGCGCTCGGCGTCTTCGTCCAAAACCAACGCGAAGCCCCGACGTGCGGCTGAGCCCGTACGGATCAAAATCGACTATATCCCTATCGAGGAGATTGTCCCCTACGAGTTCAACGCCCGTAACAATGAGCAGGCCATCGAAGCGGTCAAAAAGTCTATTCAGCAATTTGGCTTTCTGAACCCGATTGTCCTCGACGAGAACAACGTGCTGGTCGCGGGCCATACGCGAACGGAAGCGGCCAAGCAACTAGGCTATATCGAGCTTCCGTTCGTAAGCGCAGCCCACCTTACTCCGGAGCAAGTACAGGCCTTCCGCCTCGTAGACAACAAAGTAGCTGAGATTGCTACATGGGATGACGCACTCTTGGCGCAGGAAATGTATGCGATCAAGGAGATGTTTGATTTCACTGATTTCGGTTGGGACGCGGCAGAGATCGATTGCCTGGGCCAGCTTGTTTCTGACGATTGCCTACTCACTGCTGGTCTAGCTACGCCGGAGGAGGATGAAGAAGGTAGCGCCCGCCTTCCTGTGCGGCGTTCCCCGGCAACTGCGCGTATTGTGATCGGAGAGTTCGTCTTTTTCCGTCCGGCATCCTCAGTTCGCAATTTCCTCGACGGTCTGCGGCGTGCCCACAACGCCGACAGTGCGGCGATGGAAGAGGATATCGCTAACCGGCTTGGGCTACTGGATTAAGGAGCACCAAATGGCACTTCGTCAGCGCCGCACCAGGGTGAGTGCAGCCGATAAACTTACCTCGATTACTGTCGTCAATGTACCTACGGAGAACCACTCGCCCGACATCAAGAACCCGCGAAAGGCGGACCCTGCGCGTCTGGGCCTGCTTCGGTTGTCTATCGTCAAATTAGGGTTCCTGATGCCGATATTCGCGCGAGAACAGGACGGAACTTTGTTGTCTGGGCACCAGCGACAAAGGGTATGCCTGGAGGCGGGAATCCCCACCATGCCGACCGTGTACGTATCGCTCACGGAGCAGGAGATGATGGGTATCAACATACTCTTCAACCGCGTCACCAACGACTTCAGTGCTTTCGACACAGGCAGCACCGGAGTGGCCCGGATCAACATGAAACAAACACTGGAAGCGCTGGAGTCTTTGCCCGACTGTGACTTCAGTAACTTCTATGCAAACGCTTGCAAAAACGAACCGATCAAAGTATTCGCGGCGGGTTGCGTAGACCAGTACGATAAAAAGGCCATTGTCACCGCCGGGGCGTTCGTTCGAATGGGGGTCAAAATCCCACTCGTAGTCAGTGAGTCTGGGGAGGTAGTAAATGGGGTCCACCGCCTATTCGCCGCTATTGAGAAGGGTTTGGATCAGTGGCCTGTAGTCCGTATCCCGGATCGCATCGCCGAGGTCGCTAAGATTGTTCTCAACTACCTGAGCATGGACTTCCACATCGACGAGGACTTCAAGGACCTTCTCCGTGGTGGTGCCTTCCGGCGAGTTTCAAATAACCGAGGTTTGGTGCCGAAGAGTTTTCGTTTCTGGGCCAATGGCGAACGATCTCTACTTGACAGGGATAGCTACAGCACGGAGTTTTGGCTACGTTTCCGTGAGATACATGGTAACTCCATTCTCGATTTCGGAGCTGGGCTTTGCCGTGTAGCCCCCTACCTGCGGACCAAGGGATTCGAGGCAATGGATTTCGAGCCCTATCGCGTCGATCCCGTACTTAACGAAGCAGAGCCTAGCCCCGACTATAGCCGGTCCATGGCGAAGCAATTCCTGTCCGCTATCGCTGATCCTAGGCACAAATTCGATTCTATTTTTATGTCGGCAGTGATGAATTCGATTCCTTTCCCGGAGGATCGATTGAAGGTATTGGTTATTGTGCATGCACTCTGTCGGCTGGATACTTCGGTTTACGGAACGTGCCGAGATATTTCCGATTTCTCCTACGAGTATGGCGGGGTAAGGAACGGTAACTACTTCGTGATGGACGGAGAGCCGGGCATACGGTTGGGTGACATCAACTCTAGGCCTAAAATTCAGAAATTCATGACGCAGGACGAAGCTCGTAGCTACTTTGACCGCTTCTGGAACAAAGTCGAATTTTGGGAGGGTGGCAACGTTTTCTTCTTCCGTTTGTCTGCTCCCAAAGCACCGAATCTGAAAGCTCTGGGCCAGAGTTTGGATTTCGAATTTGGCGATCTGCCTTTTCTTGACGGCTCGCGTATGGGTTTAGCTAAAGAGGCTCGTGCGGCTTTCGCAAAGCGATTGGGGCGGGCGATTCCCTAGCCACTGTAGCTAAGGCGTAGAGACAAGCTGTATAGTGCAAGCGTTTGCATTCAAGGAGCGGCGATCATGCTGACAAGAAAAGATGACAGGCCGGTGCATATGCCGGCCAACCCAGCTAAGTTTGAATTCGATGCCGAGGTGGCTGCTATTTTTCCGGACATGGCGTGCCGGTCCATACCGGATTTCCTGCGGGCTCACGACCTCCATGCGGAGTTATGCAGAGAGTTGTTCGAAGTTGGCCGTAACTCCGTAGCTGACCTGGGCGCCAGTCGCGGCCACTTCCTCGGGGCATTAAGTAGACGCTACGGTAAAGAGTTCCATGCTTACGCCTGCGACTATTCACTGCCAATGGTTGAGCATCTGCGCAAGGATTTTCCCTGGGCGGATGTGGAGCTGGTTGATCTGACCGCGCCCACTTTCTTCCATGATCGTCGTACGTATGACGTAGTTAATCTGTCGTACGTATTGCAATTCATCACTCCTGCAATGCAGCGCAGAGTGCTCGCCAAGGTGGTAGAAATGGTTAGGCCGGGTGGGTTGCTATTTATCGGGTCGAAATACGAGGTGCTTGGACAAGTAGGGGAAATGCTCCATCGTCAGTACATAGAGTGGAGAATGGAGCGTGGCTACTCTCGTGAGGAGATTGAAGCCAAGACCAAGGCACTAGCCGGAAGTATGTGGCCGCGCACGCGTAATGCACTCCTCATCGACTTGAAGGATTTCGGTATGGAGAATATCTCTGATACTACCTACAACATGGTGTTCGGCAATATCGTGTGTCGTAAAGGCGGAGAACGAGAATGACAGATCGGACCGAAGATGGGCGTCGCCCAGTTGCGCGCCGCAATTTGCGCCGGGTGCGGGGTGGGGCACGCTTCGCCTCCAACTCTGGCAGTAGTAACTTGCGAACTCCACGAGATTTCGATGAGCAGGAGCACGATGACGTAGATGACGCCATTGATCCCCTCGCCGTACATCGCGGTGTAGTATCCCGTGCTCGTGCAGATGATGCCGAGCCTGGGACGGATGTCTCTCCGGCTCAGCGGATGTTTGATGTGCAGCGAAATGCCCCAGCCAGTGTTTCACGGGAATACCGCCTGAATCTAGTTGGCCGGTTGTTGATGCGCAAGATTCCATTGGATCGGATCGCCCAACAACTGAACGTGTCTGTATCGACGGTAGAGAAAGATAGGGCGGCCTGGAAAAAGATGCTAGCTGAACGGGCCCGCCAATTCGATGTGAACGAGTACATCGGCATTCAGTCGGAGTTCTACGACGAGGTGAGCGGTCAGGCAATGCAGATCGCCTCTATGGCAGCGGGTGAGAATGCCGTACCTACGGCCATGCGTTTGGCTGCGATGCGGACTGCGCTGGCTGGCCAAGCCGACAAGACTCGTACACTACAGTCTGCCGGCGTATTTGAGGCCGCGCGCTTCCGCCGAACTACGGACGGCTCTGCCATGAGCGATGTACAGATGCTTATGGCTCGGACTATGGAAGCTCTGGAAGACCTGATGCAGGCTGACGAGCCTCCACCTCCGCCGCCGCGCGGTGGGCCCCCGACAACCCGCCGACGTGACGGAAGCGGTTTCGACGATCTGACGTTGGATGACCCGGAGGAAGGGGAGGTTATGGAGCTATGAACGTGAGTCCCATGAAGAAAACACGCCGTGTTCAAGCTTTTCTGCGCACCATAGAAAGCGTGTCGAAGGATATCGATAATGCGTTTTTTGGCCTGCTCTACCGTACGGCCATGGAGCGCATGGTCGATGGGGAGGCTACGCTGTTCGAGTTCCTTGGGCAGCTAGAGCATATGCCTGTGAGCATTGAAACCTTCCTCGACAGCGCGGAGTTCTTGGGCGCTACTGACTTGGTGATGTGGCCCGAGGTTCGAAAGGCAATCGTCGAGGAAAATCAGAACTGGTGGCGAGGCCTCGATACCGCTCCTGGCGCTCTCGGTGGGGCCTTTGATACGGCCTGCCTGATGGGTTGTACGCGTTCTGGTAAGTCTACCCAGGCCATCGTGGGGTTCATGTACCAGCTTCACATTCTGTTGTGTATGAAGAACCCGCAAGGCTGGTACGGGCTGCCCTCCGCTACCTCGATTGTCATGGCGATCATGGGCGCCAAACCTCATGTTACCAAGAAAGTGGTTTACGCGCCGATGAAGAAGTATATCGAGCGTATGCCATGGTTCCAGAAGTATGGAGTACCGGACAAGAATATCGACAGCGAAATGCTGTTCATCGAAAAGAACATTCGTGTTGTGCCGGTAGCGGGTAATGAAGACGCGGTTCTCGGTGAAGCCTTGATCGCGTGTTTGATTGACGAGATCAACTTCATGAACGTGGTGCAGAAGTCCAAAAAGGCAGAAGTATCCACGGGGCGCTCTGGCGTATACGATCAGGCGCAAACGGTCTACGATACCGTGGTACGTCGTCGGCGTGGTACTTTCCCTAAACGGTACCCCCAGATCGGCATCATCTACGCCAGTTCGTCTACCCGGTACAAAGGTGATTTCACTGATAAGCTGAAGGCGGAGACCGAGAAGTTCAACCATAACAACGTCTACATTTTCAACAAGAAGCAGTACGAAGTTCAGCCCAAAGAAAACTTCTGCGGAGAGACGTTCCGTCTACTGATCGGCAATGATGTACAGCACGATACTCGTGTTCTAGGGCCGGACGAGGCGGTGCCGGAGGGGTCCTGGGTAGAGCTGGTGCCTATCGAATATTTGCCGGACTTCCAGCGTAAGCCCTATGACGCCATGCGAGACGTTCTTGGTATATCCTCGAACGCGATCAGCCCGTTCATCAAAATGCGCTACCGGGTCTACGAGTGCGTTGAACTCGGCCACGAGAAGCGGTTGGAGTCGTTCCTTGAGAAAGATCACGTCATTCTTGGCGTTGACGGTATGCCAAAAGTTCGACATGGGCACGTATGCACCAACCCGAGCAAGCCTCGGTACGTCCATATCGACCTGTCACGTACTGGAGACCGCTGCGGTGTAGCGATGGTTCGCTTCGACGGGATGAGTAACTTTGAGCGGGCCGGGGACCAGTCAGAGCGGTTGCCGTTGGCTACGGTGGAGATGGCACTTTCCATCGAGCCAGATGCGAATAACGAGATTCAGATTGCAGAGGTGCGGTCCTGGGTTCGATCCCTTATTAAAGTGCATGGCTACCCGATTAAAGGCGTTTCGTACGACGGCTTTGATAGCCGCGAGTCCATCCAGCAATGGCGTAAGGACCGCATGCCGTCCAAGGAGGTTTCGGTGGATCGTACCAGCGCGCCGTACAAGCAATTCCGCGATGCACTCTACGACAGGCGTGTAGCCCTTCTCGATGATCCCATCTTGCTGAATGAAATATTGGAGTTGGAGTACGACACGCATAAGGACAAGATAGATCACCCGATGATGGGTAGTAAGGACGTATCCGATGCTGTATGCGGCGCGTATTGTAATATGCTGGAACGCCGAAGCACTTGGGCTGCCGTTCACGAGATCGATGGCGGTGATATGGCCGGCAGGTTCGAAGGCGAACGTTTTGACGATGATCGACGTTTTTAATGCAAGCGTTTGCACGGAGATACTATGACCATTCTTTCCTATACCCGTCTTTGCGAAGTAGTGGACCGGGGCTATCTTAGTGGCCTTGAGGATCGGAGCCAGATAAACGCTGCAAGCATAGACGTTCGTCTGGGTTGCACCTTTCTAGTAGAAGACGCACCTTTCGACGAGGACTATTTCACAGAACCTCCTTTGCTGAATGTAGATTTGGCGGCCAGGGAATCTGTGTGTTTCAGGGAACATAAGGGACGGATCAGGCTGGAGCCAATGGAATTTGTACTGGCCCATACTGTGGAGCAGTTTAACCTCCCGGACTGGTTATCCTGTGAATTCTCATTGAAGTCCTCCATCGCCAGGAATGGCTTGGAGCACCTCAACGCGTGTTGGGTGGATGCCGGGTTCAGTAGCTCGGTACTCACCCTTGAACTGAAGAACATGACCCGTCATCATGCGCTGGTGCTAAGGCCCGGTATGCTGATCGGGCAGCTCAAGTTCTTCGAGCATGAACCGGTGCCGGAAGAGCAGAGCTATCGCAATCGCGGTCGCTACAACGGTGATGCTTCGGTGAGCACTATCAAACCGTGAGCAAAGGAGTAACACATGGCTAAAGGTGAACAGGGCAAAGCTCGAAACGGTAGCCGTAAAAATCGCCGCGATGACGATGTGATGCGGGATGACTTCGAGGCCAGAATGGAGGGGCCCGTAAAGAAGTCTTGGACATTGCATGATCTGGTACCGCTGGAGCCGGGTTCGGATAACCAGCGTGCGGCTATCGAGGCCTACTGCCAAGGTGACCATCTCGCCATGCTCGGCTCTGCCGGGGCGGGCAAGACTACCTTAGCGTGCTATCTGGCAGCAGGGTCTTTAGTGAGGAATGAGGTTGAGAAAATCATCCTTGTTCGTTCTGCCGTAGAGCAGCGAGAGCAGGGCTTCGTACCCGGTACCCAAGAAGAGAAAGATGCCAAATTCGAAGAGCCGTATGTCTCGGCCTTCGGCCACATCTTTGGCCACCCCACCACTTACCAGTGGATGAAGCGGCGTGGATTGATCGAGTTCCGTACGACTGGCAATCTACGGAGTCTGAATTTCGATAATGCGGTAGTCGTGGGTGATGAAGTGCAGAATCTCAATTTCGAGGAGTTGCATACTTTCATAACCCGTCTAGGCCCTCGTTCTAGGTTGATCATGTGCGGAGACCAAGCGCAGTGCGACCTGAAGCGGTTCGAGATCAAAGGGCTGCCGATTTTCGAGGAGCTGGCAGGCGACTTGCCAAACCTCACAGTTGTGAAGTTCAGCAGACATGACTGCCTTCGTCATGGATTTGTCCGCGCATGGCTCGGTGCCGTCGAGGACTGGCACAAGCGTCGGGAGGAAACACGACCCGTAGCCGATATAACCACGAAGGTAGCCGGCTAGTAGACACCAGCCACTATAGCCGTCCTTCGGGGCGGCTTTTTACGGGGAGCGGTATGGGATACAAACTGTTCAGCACTTTCCAGGCAACGCCTAGTACGCTGGGAGAAGTAAAGCCTGTTTTCTATCTTGATTTAGCTGGCCCGTCGCATAAATGTTTATGGCGATTTGAGGGGCAAGTGGCATCCTCTGTTTCTCACGATAGTAATCTACAGTGTGTTGTCGAGGTTGAGTTCGAAGTAGCAAAACCGATCAGCTATTCGGCCCTTGCTCCGTTGGCTATCTCGGTGATGAGGGACGCGATACGTGAGGCGGAAGAGGAGCCGGGAGGGTGGGCTGCTATGAAGTGGAGCGTCTATGCCAAACCGCGACACAGCCATGTGTAGTTGACACTACTTTTCAAAAGAGTATTATTGAGGGCGTAGAGCGGGCTCGGCGTTATTTTCACTACTTCCGTCGAGCCCGTTTTCTCCCCATACGTGTGGGTCCTGGGTTCAACCTAGCTGGGCTGAATCAACCGCCTAGGGCTCACACGTATGGCGAGACCCGGTAGCACCGGGGTGATAAACGCAACACGCTACGAAACGTGAGGCTCCCATCCAATGGTGACATTGGCTAATATGGGGAGTAGGTGGCAGGGCGGAAAGCACGTTAGCGCTGACGTTAGGCACTCCAATTTTGGAATGCGTAGCACGGCCCTGGGAAGTAGGCACAATGCGCCCGCGCTCTAGTTGTAGCAACAGAGCGCCCACGCGACTAGGCACGTTTGCGTCAATCCCCTCCGAGCAGGTTAGTAGGAGGGTGAGGGCCTCTACCTCAAAACTCTGCGGATGCGCGCTGGTCGTTGCGGGGGTCGTCTAGAGGCTCTAAACTGTAGCTAGTCGGGGTAGCGTCCGACCGCCATATTTGATCTGTTGTTACGGGGTGGCAGGTTGTTCAGGACCTGATGCTCTATGGCTACGTATCGTAGCCACGGCTGAAACACTGAACCGAGGGGCTGGAAGGGGCCCCTGCCAAACAAATGCAAGCGTTTGCACTCTACGTAGAACGGATCACGGGAGGCAAAACTTGGGGGGTGGTAGCTCAGGGGTAGAGCGAGCGTTTTCTAAACGCTTGGGCGTGGGTTCGAATCCCACTCACTCCATCTAGAAGTTTAGATGCCACGGAAGGCGTCTACCTAGAATTGCTGTAATCCCTTCAAAGGGGAAACGTGGCGGACGGGGGTTCGATTCCCCCCAGCTCCACCAAAGACATTCTCGGCCAGCACGTTCGTTCCTAGGTGTGAGAAGGTGGCTGCGATACTGCCGGGTGGTTGCTAGGAACATCATTCGGAAAGTCCAGCTAGAGAGTGTCTCTGATGGGGCTGTTCAGGATTCGACGCCGCGCGTACTTAGCGAAGGCAGCAAGGAAAGGCGACGCACCTTGACGCGCGCAAATCGATAAACGCCAACGATACTTCGTTCGACGTTCGCCTCGCAGCCTAAACCCCTGCGGAGTGACGGGTAGCCTCCGGGCTTCCTCCCCCTGCTACGGCTAGTACCCGTAGTTGCCTTGGAACAGAAAGGGGAGGGCCTTCGCGTAGGCGCACTGACGGTCGGCACTCCACCGCACGCCTGTCAGGGGGCTGTCAGTGCGCCTACGCGAAGGTAGCGATAGTGACCTTCGATCACAAGTGGATATTTCTGCTACGCAACGGGCAGTGCCCGTCACTCTGTCTAACCTTCGGGCGAGACTGGCAAGGCCACCACCGGCATAGCCGGCGCTGGAAACAGAAGGTGGCCAATTTCAGGAATCAGTGAGCTAGAGCCTGCGGGCCATGACTAGGGGACACACTTCAGTGTGGACGGTAATGCTCGCCGGGCGCCGCGCTAGCCTCTCTCGTCAAGAGGTACACCCCAGGGGGGTAACGTTGACCACCCCGCCGGCTCTAGCTCAGTGATCCCTACCCACACCAGACAGAGGATCGGAAAATGTCTGATGTACTTGAGCCCTTCTATCGGACGGGCCGCACCACCCGAGCGCTACACTACGTCGCCATGTGCGCGGTCGAAGGCCAGAAGATTGCCTTTCACTGCCCCAATAAAGAGTCTACTTCGCTTAGCGTCCAAGCTTTCATGGGGCTTCTCTGCGCCTCATTTGTACGTTACGAGGCCAAACAGCTAGACAAGGGATACCTATTCGGTACCCACGAGATCACGGTGATAGACGACGTAGGCCGCTCTCGTGGCTCAGTCGCGTTCTTCACATACCGCAACGGCAGTCTAGGGCCTGACGGTAATCACCGGGAGCTTAGCGAATTCAAGAACGTCTTCGATCCGTCCTGCTTCGAGCAGGACCCAAGACTGAGGAAGATTCTCTACGCATACCATGCCTTCGACGATCAGAACGAAACCACGACTCCACGCAACGTGCGCAACGCTATGTCGGCGCAGAAGGGTCTGCGGGGTAACTCCAGCATCCGCGACGACGGTGCGTATTGGGAGCGCCGTATCGTTCGCAAACTCGCTGAGGCTGGCGTCAAGGATGTTGTACCGGGCAAGAACAAGGTAGACGACATCGGCTATGGCCATCGTTTCTCCATTCCGTTCAATGCGGCCACATCGCTATCGATTCCGGACGAAGCAGCCAAAGGCGAGTACCTCCCCGACTGGCAGGCCTGCCTGGGCATCTCCAACGAGCCGCCGGTACACGAGGCCCTGTCCAACTTCTCCGAAGACCAAACCGAGAATAACGCTGTGTGCGTGATTCGGGCTATTGTTACTTCCATCCGGGCCCGAATCTTCAAGGCGTTTCCCTGAGCGATGGAATGGAAGTACGTACTCTGATTGAGAATGCCAACGACGAGACATGCCTATGACCGACCACGCAGAGTTGCGGAGGCTTGCTGAACAGGCTAGCTATTTCGATATAACTACGGATTGGATGTTCAAGCCAGTTATAGCCTTTCAAAAAGCATCCGACCCCAAGATCGTCCTCGCCCTTCTGGACGAGATCGACAGGCTCAAGTCAGAAAACGATGCGCTGCGCAAGGATGCTGCGCGATACCGCGCATTGCGGCAGGAGGGTCGTGGAGTTGTAGTTGTACGAGACCGAGTATCTCATTTGTTCGAAAACAAGCTCGACGCTGCAATTGATGCAATCATAGAAGGAGATAAGTAGTGGCTGATCAAGAGAATACTCAACCTACCCAAAGGGAAGGGTTGTGTGGGCCTACGATAGTAGCCTATTTGCTCGTTAGACCGGATGGAAGCCTGTCGATGGATGCAGTCAGGCACAAGCCGAAACAACCCGCCGTTGCAGTTATGGCCGTAGATGAGCACGCTGCTAGTGTTGCCAGATGGGCAGAAATGTTCAATCGTGCTATTGAAGGGCATGGGCATGTTTTTCCGCGTGCGGATGGAGTAAAGATGCGGTGCGGCGGCCCTGGGCTCTGCTCGAAATGCACTGCCGACGCTTCTCTCGTCCATCCGTGCCCGGCACATCCTGCGGTAGAGCAGGCAGGCGGAGATGCGCGCAAACTGTCAGACCTCGGTAACGAATTGCACAACCTTTCGTGCTCGATCATTCACGAAAACGAGGAATGGGCTGAACAGATCGGCGGCATTGCCCGCGAGCTTTGGAATTGGCCACAAGCCCGCGCTGCCCTGGCGCACGACGAACAAGAACAGGCAGCACATGAACTCAGGCTGCTGGCAAACGCACTTGGCGAGTGCATTCAGGCGGCTGGCATTACTGCGCCCGGAGTGCCATTGACTGGGCCGCAGCTTCTCATGTTCGCCGAAGACCTGAAGCGCGATCTGCAACGCTCCTCCCTAGCGCAACCCTCCCCGAAGTGCGCGACCTGCAACGGCTCGAAAGTCGTTTCCACGACGGACACCGATCACAACGGCGACTACATCGAAGCGCCCTGTCCGAAGTGCTGCGGCACTGGCGAAGCAGATTCCGGTGGCGCCCACCCATGGGGAGAGCCGGTCTTGATCCCCTGTGACTGCGAGACAGAGCAGGCAGAGCCGGAACTGGAGCCGCATATACCTGCACAGAACATCGCTGAGGCCGCAATAGAGCAGTTGATTAAGTCTGGCGCCAAACACTATCAGGAATTCCATTTCGACCTCCACCTTGATGGTCAGGAAGGGGCACGCCCTGTTGTCGTGACAGTAGCGTTTTCTGATGGGCCGTCTGCGCACGAACTACGCATGAAAGCAGAGCAAGAGCGCGACGCCGCTCTGGCCGAAGTCGAGCGCCTGAGTGAGTCAAAAGGTGACCCTGTTGGCAGCCTCGAAAAGTGCATGAAAGTGATGTACGAGCGCGACGAAAACGCTAAGCGGCTGGAAGCCGCCCTGGCCAGGGTGGCGGAGTTGGAAGGGAAGTTGACGGACTGGGTGCACGAAGGGTTCCGGCTCAACGAGGCGCTAGCGGTCGCCAAGGCTCAGCACAGCGTGCCGGATGACGACATGATCTTGCAGATTTTTGCCGATAATGCTGAGCACTCGGAGCAAGGCGACGAGCATGGTTACTGTATCGTGCGCGAACAGCATGCTCAAGCAATTGCGCGAAAACTGCTCGCCGCCGCGCCCGGCAACTCGGCTCAGCACAGCGTACCGGAGGGCTGGAAGCTGGTTCCGATTGAGCCGCTTCTCAACATGATGAGCGACAAGGACCACGACACCCGAATTACGGCTGAGCGCCAACTGCTTTCGATACTCGCCGACGCGCCCGCCCAGGCTCAGCACAGCGCGCCGGAAGTGTCAGGGATCGGACGCGACACTGGTCATCCGCGCGCGGTCGTTCTGTACCTACGCAAGGAGCCGACCGACGATGATCTGCGAGCCATCCATGATGCTCTGCGCTCTCTCGCCGCCGCGCCCGGCAAGGAAGTGCCACAGGCATGGCTCGACGTGCAGGCAGAGCGCCGCCGGCAGATCACCGCCGAGGGATGGACGCCGGAGCACGACGACCTCTATTGCGCCGCCGAACTTCCGCGCGCCGCAGCGGCATACATCCTCAACGGAGCCAATGACGAGGCGCCGGCTATCTGGCCGTTCTCGGCGAAGTGGTGGAAACCCCGCGACGCGCGTGCCAACTACGTGCGGGCAGCCGCCCTGATCCTGGCCGAGATCGAGCGACTGGACCGCGCCGCGCCCGGTAAGGATGTAGGCCATGAGTAAAGTGAAGCGATTCTACGCCCCTGGCCTGGATTGCCTTTACCGCAGCGATGCAGACGCACCCCGGCAACTGATTGCTCTGGTTCTGGGGTCGGATTACGACGCACTCGCCGCCAAGCTGGCCATGGCCGAGGACGCAGCAGCAAAGGGAGATGCTGCTCGCCAGCAATGCGGCGGAATGGGGATGGAGATCGAGGAACTTCGCGCTGAACTAGCGGAACTGCGCGCAAGGGTGGTGGTTTTGCCGGAGCCGTTGAACGAAGGCGATGCTCGACGAGAATGCGGGGGAGTACGGAGCGGCCATGCAGCGTGGATATAACGCATGCCTGCGCGAACTGGCGCGCATCAACGGTATGACGGTCAGCGAAGGACTACTGCGACGTACTTTGGAGTTCGTCAAGGTTACCAATTGCAAGGGCTCTATCCCGCTCGGACTGATCGAAGAGTTGAGCGAGCTGCTCGGTGAGGTGAATGATGTCAGCCGTACTAAGTGAATGTGGTTTGTACCGCTACCGGCTAGAACGGAGTGTAAACCTTGGCCGCCCATTTGAGCCTAGGTCAGTCGCCTTCATAGGGGTCAATCCCTCTACTGCCGATGCTGTATCAGATGACCCTACTATCCGGAAGATGGTCGGCTTCGCCCGGCAATGGGGCTATAGCCGTATCCTTGTCGGTAATCTGTTTGCTTACCGCGCGGCAGATGTGCGGGAGTTGCGTCGAGTCTATCTCGATCCGTTCGGGGCCGGAACTCTGTTCGAAACCGAGTCTGTCTATCTGCTTGATATTTTGCAAGAAGCGGAGCTGTTGGTACCTTGCTGGGGTGATCGTAAAAAGCTTCCCAGGGTGTTGCGTGAGCGTGTTATTGACGTTCTCAGCATGCTGCGCCAGCAGCTTAAGCCTGTTTGCCATCTTGGCTTGACCGCTGGGGGAGACCCCAAACACCCGCTCTATCTACCATACTCTACGGAGCTACAGCTATGGGAGTGATAAAGAAAATAGTCGGTAAGGTTACAATCGCACGTAACTCCAATGGCCGTATGAGCATTCAAGTAGTCGATAGCGCGTCTAAGCTTCAAGTGATCGATATAGACATGGACTTGACTTTGTTCGCTATGGCCCTTACGGGCATTGCCCGCCAAGAGGCAGAATGTGAAGTCAACATCGATCCGGACATTGGCCAGCTTCTGGTTCGGGAACCGCGCAGCGTGGTAGTGCCCGGTAGTGTACCTACTGAGCAGCGGGAAAAATACTTGTTGGAGCATTGTAAAGAGGATGGCTGGCGTGTAGACCCGTATCTGCGTTCTCAGAACTCTGTACAGCACGTACCAGAGGGTGTGCGTTTGAACTACCACGTATACAAGTATGTGGATTCCGTTGCTTCTCGGAAAAGAATCAGGCGGTAGTGCAAACGCTTGCACTAGGTCTGTGTAGCTATACGTAGTTTGCAATACAGCATAGTCTAGACCGTATCTAGAATCCGTCGTTGGACCCCAGCCGGGCGGGGCAAGGCCCGGCAACTATTACGAACCGAGGAAATAGACATGACTGTAAGCAAAAAGAAAGGGGTAGGCGCGAGTCTGGTCCGGTCGAACCTGAGCGAGGAGGAAGCGAAGGATGCTGCGGCTGCCTTACAAAATGTGGTCTTCGTCCCGTCAGGCGGACCGTACCTGCGCCATGGCCACCCCTACGCTCTTCGTTGCGATGAAGATGGCGATGGTACCTTTATTTACATTCGTGACGAAAAAGACGACAATGTAGACCTCCGGTGCGTGCCGGAATCCGGCGATATTCGGACCTACTGCGGTAAGTTCTATCTTCAAGAAGTCTGGGACGAGATAGAGCGAGAATCCGACCCGGATAAAAACGAACTGAGCCAGATGAGTTCCGACGAACTGATGGCTCTGTATAAGGACTGCGAGAAGCGTATGACCATTGCGAAAAACTTGCTTACTCGCCGTCTTTCCGGTATTTTATCGAAGTAGTTTGTTTTGACATAAAGCCCCGTTCGCTCGGGGCTTTTTTATGCCTGGGATTTGAGCTACTGTATGGACCATTTACAGGAGGAGATACGTTATGAATGGCCCAACGATGTGCCACACCCGTGGCGATAGCTTTGTTGTACAGGGCCGGGTGAGCCAGGATGGAATTCCAGTAGATATCACGGACTGGGTTATTCGTTCCCAAGTCCGCAATGGTAGTGAAGTGGTTGCGGAGCTGGTTATCTCGATGACGGATGCGACCAAAGGTCTGTATCGAGCGGAGGCTTTGGATACCACGAACTGGCCGTTGGTCACATTGGATATCGACATCCACTATGCCATGCCCGGAGGCTACAAGTACACCACGCCGACCGGGAAGGTGGCTGTAAAGCCGGGGGGTTATTATGCCCCTTGAGATGACGCTCATACCGGTGATGCGGTACGAAACAGCTTGGACACTGGGAGATGGGGCGGTGGTCCAATTTGGTCCGGCCCTAGAGCCGATGATCCTGCTGACTGAGGTATCTGTAGGCCCTCCTGGGCCGCCGGGCAAGGACGGAAATATAGACAATTTGGAGGCGGCGATAAGCACAGACCCTGGGAACAATCTGGCGCTGGGCTCCGATAGTAAGTTGTACACTCCGGACGACATAGCGTCCGATCCACTCGCATATTACATACTCGCAAAGGGGTAATGCCATGAGTCTCGAAACTAAACTCAATCAGCTCGCTACGGCAGTCGGTACCGATGTCAAAGGTATTTTAGTGTCTATTGGCAATCTGGCAGACCTGGGCATCACTCCCACTCCTGCTAGTTTGGTCGCCGCTCTACTCCTGTATAAAGCTGATATCGATGGCAACACGAACAGCATAGGCGACCTCAGTGCCCTGACCACGACGGCTAAGAGCAACCTCGTAGCCGCGATCAACGAAGTAAAAAGTCTGATCGGGCAGTCTGGCGCGGTGATCGACGATAACGCTGGCATCGGCGACACGGACGTAACTTGGTCTGCCGACAAGTCAGCTACGGAACTCGCTGGTAAATTGGCCATCACCAGCAAAGCCACTGGCGACGACGTGATTGCAGGTACCGATGACGTTAAGTACACCACATCCAAAGCTGTCGCTGCGGGTATCGCCAAGGCAGTAGGTGATCTGGTAAATGGCGCGCCCGAGGTACTGGATACTCTGAAAGAGCTGGCTGACGCCCTCGGCAACGATCCTAACTACGCGGCCACTATCGCAGAGGCGTTGGGCAAGCGTGTACGGGTAGACGCAGCGCAGACTTTCACCACCGCCGAGAAGCTTCAAGGTTGTCAGAATCTGGGTGTTGGCGACCCAGAGCAGGACCTCGTAGCCGTATATAATGCAGCTAAGGCGTAACAACTATGAGCCTCGCACAACGTCTATCAGCACTAGCCCAGGCGATAGCTCAGGATGTAAAAAACATCATCCTTAACTATCGTTTGAAGACCGATCTGTACGAGGAGAAGACTACTGCGGTAACAGTGGCACCTTCTACTTTCGACCAAGTTAAGCAGGCTCGATGGCTAAAGGCGACCTGGGCGCCCTCTTCTGCCAGCAATGGAGGGGTAGTAGCTGCTGACTTCGTAGATATGATCTTCAACGGGGCTAACGGAAGCGTAACTGGGGGCGGCCACTACGTTGGCCGCTTTACCTATTTGCAAGCGATTGGCGGCGGCGCGCTCGATCAAGGCTTTCTCGAAGAGCATCGAGTAGGCGTCCGCAACAGCACTACGGTAAACACGGTCATAGGACGTAAGTGGGTTATCGATAAGAACTCGGAAGCTAGCGGTACTATAGGCAAGTTGGCGTTGGAGGTATTCGACGACATGCGCGCCGATGTCAGTTACGTGCAGCGATTCACTCGCGAGTTCTTAGACCCGCGTATGGTTACGTTACATGCTGGCGGGGTAATACAGACTGGAGTCATCATAGGGGACGAAACTACAACAGTCTCCATTGCGGACTATTGGTCAGGTAAGTCTGTCTACCTCAATAGTGCCAGTAATCGAACTCTATCGGTACCTGCCTCGATCACTGAAGGCTTCTCTTTGAAGCTGATCCAGGGATCGTTAGGTGGTAAATGGTCGATCACCGCTCCGGGCCGTACGATTCTGTCTAACACTGGAGCAACAGCCACTGTTAACGCCTACGATATAGTCACCTTGAAGGTCTACCCCGGAGGGATAGTGTGGCTAGAGTTCGAGGCTAATCCGGCCACCAGTTACGACACTTCCAAGGTCGTGCCGATTATTAATGGCGGTACTGGCGCTACGAGTGCCGCTGCCGCGCGGTCGAATCTATTCGATACCCGTTTGCAGAACTTCAGTTCGCTATCGGGTGGCGTTGACCAACTCCCATATCAGACTGGGGCCAATACCTGGGCGCAGACCCCTCTCACCTCGGTAGGGCGGGGCGTTTTAGGTGGAAGTACAGTTGCTAACGTCCTTTCTTACCTTGGCGGCGTACCCAAAAGTCTAGCGTCTAACCGGACGGTCTCCGATCCGAATACTGTGCCGGATGAGTGTGGTTTTTACAGCATAGGTTCGAGCCCGTGGTCTAACTTACCGGCGGGCGTAGACTCTCTGAACCCCATAGGTTCAATGCTGTATCACCATCCGTACGATGCAGCTACCGCAGTTCAAATGTTGGTGGTTCGTACATCTAACTTGATGTACTTCCGACGGCGCGCGGCTGGGTCGTGGCAGGCGTGGAACCGTGTTTTGTCGGATACTCAGCTACTCGGTATTGTCGCCCAGACTGGAGGCGTTCCTGTAGGTTCCGTGATAGAGCGTGGTAGTAACTCTAACGGCCAGTATGTTCGTTTTGCTGATGGGACTCAGATTTGCATAATTAGCTTGCTAGGGGCGAATGACCGGACTGCTGGCGTAGGCTACACGCTCACGTTGCCTGTATCTTTCACTCCAGATTGGACCGTGGGGGTATCGGTGTCCTGGGTGTCGCACGCAACGAACCCGTCAACATACAACGGCACGCGTGTTGCTTATGCTAACGGTAACGCCTTGACGTTTATACTCTCTGAGAACCTGACAACTAACCGATTAATTTTTACCTGCATAGGAAGGTGGTTCTAATGTACATAAAACTATCCCCGTACGTAGTGATCCCTGGCGACAGCACGGATATGGAGGTTTCCGTATCTGGCGATTTGATCGCCATCAACGGTACCGACTTCGACTTTTCGCCGTTGCCGGAGGGTGCAGAGCTGCCAGCCGTAGCTACAGGCTCGGACTACTTTGAGGGCTCTATTACCCGCGTTGATGGGGAAATCCGCTTGACCTTGAAGTTGCCTATCTCCTCGGACGCAAGCGAAGAGGCGCGATTCCCGGCGCCGATTCACGTAACGTGGAGCGGTCCAGTGGAGTTGCCGAAATGACTATCGATTGGGGTCATTTGAAAACTCCCGAGGAACTGTTGGAGGAGAAGCGACAGCTTGTCAGGCAGCAGCGGAGAGAAGCCTACGGCATAGAATCACTCCCGCTGTATATGGAGGCCCAGTACGAAGCGGCCAAGACGGGACAACCTGCTGACCTAACCGAATGGGTAGCTAAGGTTGACGAAATCGTAGCGCGCTATCCGATGCCGTAGAGGTAGAAAGGAAATCCTGTGTGGGCATGGACGCTCCCCTACTAAATCCTGTGTGGGCATACGCCTTCCCCTACTGTCCAGATTCTGTGTGGGCATACGGGCTCCCCTACTACACCCCAGTGCAGTTTTGTGCTTATTCGCCGGCGTCAGTGTTCGATTACTGGCAGCTCCCGCTGGCCGCTGGGTGGTCTCCTTCTGGTTACTGGTGTTGAGCTGGTGAACTCTTCTTGTGCTACCCCACTGACTGTCAGATTTAGCTTTCTGGTAGTAGGCCTCTGGTATTCGCTCGCTGTAGCAGCACACAATCCCATATCGCGTATAATGCAAGCGTTTGCACTAATTCAGTCACCCAGAGGGGATGCTTAGGTGAAACTTACAGAACAAGATATCCGCAAAGCATTGGGGCTCCCGGAACCTAAGAAAGCCAAAAAGGCTGCGCAGAGCCGACCCCATAAAGGTCCGACTATAGTAGTAGTATTAAATGTCCGCCGACCGAATTCCTGGCCGCCGGAGCGAAAACTTTATCGCATGCCTACTATATTCGAAACGCAAGCTATCGTAGCGGCGCACCAGCAAGCCCGCGCGGAAGGTTATATAGTTCATGCGCACCTCGACACGTACATAGAGGATTGATCTCTGTCTATTGTCGAACTAATTAGACGGCTCCATAATGGGGCCATATACCTACAGTACCCAGAGGGGCTAGCATGAAAACGAAAACTGAAATTGCATCGATGGTACGGGAAGGGTTGACGAGCCTTTCTGAGAAAGCACTCGCTGAACTTACCCGTCTTGAGAAAAATAATGGTGAAACCTTCAAACGCCTGATGCAACGGCAGGAGAAAGTAGGCGCCGCTGAAGCTGCCGCCGAGTTGCTGCTAGCTATCGCGATTAGCGCGGCTGCGGAGTTTCGGCCAACTAATGTCCAGCTCACTGCTAAGCCTGGAAATTGCCTATCGTCAGCGTCTGCGCAAAGATCGCGTGAATCCGCCGGGCAGGTTTTAGATTTTCTTTGGCGACTCGAAAATGAACCAACGGTAGATACCTCATACTCGCTGGTATACCTCGGTACCTGCCTGCCGGACTATTTTCTAGGTTTTGGCGGGCATGTGTTCGCCGTTCCGCTCTCGGCCCGGCCACGCAAGCGCGACGTTAAAACCGGGCTGCTATCGAGTATTAACGTCGAAGAAATTTACGACGAGAGTGGCGAACCCGTCGGTGAAAGTGCGTACCTAGGTCTGGCTCAAGCAGTAGAAGAACTGTTTGCTGGAGAAAACATGATGGAGTCTTGGATGCGCTCTATTGTGGACCTGAGCGAGAGCTACGCTTATTTCGGTGTTGTCCGGGTTTGATCATTATACTCTAACTCGCCAGTTCGACGCTGACTGTTATTCAATATTCGTTACCCAGAGGGAACAATCATGGAAAAGCTTAAAATTTCTGATCTAGAGTCCGGCGATATTACTCTGAAGATTCTGGCTTCCGTCGATACCGAACATAGGGATTATCTTCGTGTTCTTCATCGGCTCGGTTTGTTCCGGTTACGTACGGAGGCCGACTCTAGTTGTAGTTTCGAGGACTTGTGTGGCGACTCTTATAACCCTGAAGTAGTCACTGATATTGACGCGGATGAGCTTAAAAAACAGAAAGAAAAATTCCGTAGGGAAGTAAAGGCCTCTGGAGTCTGGGGCGTGATTTTGGAGGCTCGGCCCAGCTCCTCTGTTCCCTGGGAGGATGCTGAGCACGTTGATTCCATATGGGGTTTTGTTGGTACTAGCTTCCAGGGATCAGGCTATGATAGGGATATGTTGGCGCTAGCCTATGAGTGGTTGGCCCAACATAGCACCGACGAAATCCATAATCTGTATGTCCAGTGCCTGTATAGCCAAGCGGTTCTCGCTGAACTTTCGGATCGTCTACCGGTTGAGGAGTGCGCCATACTGAAGGATATACAAGCGCGTCTTTCGGTTGCCGTGCGCAAGCTAACTAATCCGTAACTGGCCGGCGTGCAAACGCTTGCACGCCTACGTGTCCTGAAAAAGGGGTTTAGTAATGAGCAAATTTATTATTGAGTGGGGACGTTTGGACGAGACTCTACCGACTTCTGTACCCATGGCTACTGCCATGTTTGAAGTAGAGTCGCTCTCTGGGGCTTTCCGAATGGTGGGAAGCCTCGCCCATACGCTCACCACTGATCGGGTGGAAGATAGCGCCGTTTTGAGTAATATCTACGGATGCGTAGCGCATCGGTTCAATTCTGCTCTGAAGGCGAACGGGCGTGCAGTCTTCTGGGGCGCGAGAGATGACTGGTTCATCTCCATAACCAACCGGGACAAACATCCTCTGGATGGAGGTTACCGCTCAGTAGCGCAGACGAAAGTAAAGGCCAAGTGGATGGCCACGCTTAGCCTTCGTCGAGAATTCCCGCTGAAGGAACAAACGCGCAAACTCGTGCAGCAGCTAATAGCAGAGCATGAGCGTTGTCATTCCTATTGCGAGGGCGACTGCCGTATGGGGATCGCTATTCGCGATGCGGAGATAGCTCTGAACGCCATGGAGAGTCCGCTGTGATCACTATCCTGGGCCCTCTGGCGGTAATGGTAGTCACGGTATGCACGCCAGAGAATGGATGTGCTACGGCTACCAGTAAGGTAGTTCCTCTCGTGGAGTGCGAGGCAAGAAAAGAGATGGTTCTATCCGGCGCAGACGGGCGGCGCCCGCTAAGGTATGATAAGTCTGTAAGTATTGAATGCCGGAGAGTCCAGCATGGCAACTAAACTCTATATCGTCGAGGTGCGGGATTCCGATGGGAATCTTGTATTGTCCCCGCAGTCTCCCCCGCCATTCGCTACGGCTAGCGAGCGCCAATTGCAGGAATACCACGACGAGGTTACCGGAGACTACATGGCGGAATTTAGGGATGTTCTGGGATGGTACAGAACGCAAGGTTGGCACGTACGGCGGCGGCCATGGTAGGGGGAAAGCATGACCGAGGGTATCCTAGCACTATGGCGACTTTCAAAGCTGGCGGCCATGGTATTTGCGTTTTGTTTTCTATGGCGTCTTAACCTTCACCTAACGGATTCACCGAATGAACCTACTGTTCGACACGCCGCAGTTTCGGCTGGTACCGGCGGCGCAGAAAATGAATTACGCGAACGTATCGAACCTGCTGGAGGTAAGCTACAACGGTAAGGAGGTTTACCATCCGATTGAGGTAAATACTCTAATTTTCCACTTGATGGACACGCTCGGTGTAGCCGTCGAGAGCCGAGTTACTCTCTATCTGGACAAAGCCTCTGTAGGTTGGGTATTTGGAATATGCGTGGATGAGGAGGCGATATTCGACCTTTGGCGCTATTCTGAAACAGAGTTCCCGCCATGGTTGGAGATTGAGCCTCTGTAGGCGCCCAAGCACGCAAGGCTGCGTTATACTTCGTTTATCGCATACTACCCATGAGGGGGTTACCATGAGCTTTGCAGGCAAGACCGTTAATTTCACTTGGCAGGACGCTTCCGAAAACGAACGCGGGGTTTCCGGCTGGGTTATGTCCACCATGCCGCACTTCGATCCTGTACAGGGTATGGGCGCCGCGCATGACATCCTTGAGCACTTCACCCCGCGTGCAGGCAACGCCGGCGAAGCCGAGGCGTTCGGCGCTATCGTGTGGATTCGCCTCGACGGCGGGTATTGGGCGGCATTCGCCGATAACCCGCATACCAGCCGCATGAGCGTAGAGGAGCACGCTAAGGGTCTGGGCCAGGAGTTCGGTGACTTCCTGCACTACAGCGATTACGAAATGGCCGAGCCTCTGGACTTCGAGCGGGTAGAAGAGCCTGACGACGAAGACGGCACCCGCTCCATTCTGCGCCTTATCTGCGCCCACGCGGCACGGCACTGTCGCAACGAACATGGCATGGACCCCAGCAAACGCCATTGCATCAAGCTGATGTACCAGTGGCTATGCAGCGGCTATGCCAAGGTGCAGGAGTTCTACGGCAACAACGCGCCGAACATGGCCGCGCTCTTCTGGGAGCTGGAGAAGGCTATCGACGACAATATCAAGTATGTGGAGCACTACTCCGGTGATCGTATCGAGGTTCGAATCGACCCCGACTACACCTGGGCGCTGACCACCATCACGGGCATCGACGAGAATGGCGACATCTGGGAGGATGGCGTCTTGTGGGGAAACGGGGAACCCGCCTACGCCGATGCCGACTAATCACTGTACGGCCCAAACCTCGTATATTTTGCTATAGTCACTTCGTATTCGTCAGTCACCCAGAGGGGATAAACAATGCATAGGCCTATTCTTTCCGCAGACGGCACCGTAGAGCTTAGCTTTATGCCGTCTTGTGTTAGCTATCGAGACTCCGCCCGTCCGGATGTACGACAGGTATTGGATGGCATTCTGTCCATGATTGGGGTCTACACGCTCACCGAGTTCGCGTCAGTGAAGCGCCTTAAAAAAGCCGAGCCTGTAGAGTACGATTACATATGGTCCAGACACGGTAGTCGTCTCTCGCCCTCGTGGCAAGAGTTCGAAGCGGCCAGGAAGCCCTACGTTGGTGCATACCTGATCAGTGGAAACTTTCGCGAAATCTCGTGCGCTTTTCGGTTCATCACTTCTGATCGCACGTTGGCTTCCAAGTTCATCCGGGCGATGGAGCGCAATCCCGGTTGGCCAGACGCTTGCCGCTGGAGCGAAGAATTTGCACTGAAGTATCAGGTATTCGTCGATAACTATGAGCGCTGGAAAGAATTTCGTACGGCGCGCAACCAGGGGGTGCCCAGTGAACAACAAAAACTCCATTAAAGCCGTACCAGTCCGCGTATTCACCCGTGAACGTCCGTGCGACAAGGTGGACCTGTATCTGTGCTTTACCAATGGCGGCGGGGCCTATGTTCCTCGTGCCGTTGTAGAGGCCAGGGGTGAAATAGGCTTGAATGCAATAAAGTACCTGAAGAAGAACGGCCTCGCCGTGCAATTCGAGTCGGGCTCGGTGGACTACTGGCAGCTTACCCCGCCCGGTGAACAATGGTTGCAAGAAGGTCTTGCCCGGTTTCTGGAGTTACACCCGGACGCGGCTGCGCGTATACCCAAGCGCCAGGCTTCTGCTCGAACGCGCGTGCGCCGGGCAAAGTAGTAAAATTCTATTAAACCCCGAAAGTTTAGAAAGTTTGCGATTTTTTGCGATAAATTCCGGACGTGCAAGCGTTTGCACGCCTCACATCAATAGGTAAATTTATGTCGAAACGTACTGAGAACGGACGCGCAGTAATTCGCGTCTGCGGGCTGGAGCCCGTAGTGCCCTTAGATATCGTGGGTAAGCTGGCGCGGGTTAGTCCGTCTGACATCATCCGCATTGCCGCAGCTATTCAGGTATTGAGCGCGGTAACCGGGATCGATAAGGCCACTCTGCTCGATTGGGATAGCTTGCCTACGGCGCAGGCTGACCCCGAACGCGCACGCGCTACGGAGGCTTTGTTTTCCGGTATCCTGGCGAATATCGACTATGAGGAGGAGTGTGCGAAAGCGTTGCAATTGCGCCGCCGGTCGAGGAAACGCCATGCCGAGTAAAACCGAGCTTTTGGTTAGCGCCGCTCTATTGGTATTGGTTTTCTCCCTTTTTTACGTACTGGGGCCAGTTCAATGACTGAGATGAAGTATGTAATGTTCAGGCTCACCCACAAGGAATCTGGAATCTATAAGCTAGTCCCTGTCATATTCCCGACCTTGCTAGTTCACGCCTCGGTGGCTCATGCCAATCTGGCCTTACTGATGCAGGATTTTCCGAGGTTCGATGTGTGGGTAGATAGTGCAGGGTTCGTGAACCTCGAAGATGCCCACTGCTTCGGTGAGTCTGAGACGCTGAATAAGAAAGCGGATGGAGAGCGCGATTCTCTGGTAATCAGCACGTACAACTATACGCACGGAATGGTCTGATCGCTGTATCTTGCGCCCCTTAGCCGGGGCGTTATAATTTCGCTATATCCATCTACTACCCATGAGGGGGTTATCGTGACTCGTGTAGCCGCAAGTATCGAAAAGTTCGATTTGGTTAAAAATGTGGACCGCGCTCTGGCCAAGCGGATTCGTGCCATCTGGAGAGGCGATCTTGACGAAGTGCGCAAACACTTCCCGGAGACCGATACTCTGATCGAGGAATATTACACCCAGCCCGGGGCCCGTGAATTACGCCGTGTCATCATTGACCGCCTGTTGGACACCTGTGGCGTAGAGTACCTGGGCCAATACAAGCGCTCTGGAGAGCACGTTCACTATTGCAACGCGGGTGATCCGTACGTTACTACGGTCATGTTCTTCGATCAGAGGTTGGTTATTGGCTGTTGGGGAGACCTTGTAGAGCGTAACCTAATCCGCGAACCGGCCACCGCTTACTAATGCAAGCGCTTGCACCTACTTAGAAAGGGCGAAACATCATGATCAAAAATCGAGCCTACTACTACGGATTCGGGTATGAGAACGCCGGTGCGTTGCATGCTCTCGGTTGCCTGGAGCCGGAAGGTTACCCCGTGACCTTCGGAAATTTGGCTATTGCCATGAATGGTTCATGGCAGGCTAAGGCTTTCAAAGAAGGCTTTGATGCCAAGCGCGATCTGCTCCGTGACACTAAAGAGTATGCGGCGGATATGGATCGTTTCAACCGCTCTACGATCAAGAGCAGGGTAATCTCTGACCGTATCGGGAAAATGGCAAAGGGTTATATCGCTTGTGCATTGTGGGCGTCCGACGGTATACATCCTGAAACTGAAAAATTTCTCGATTCGCTGGAAGGCTTCGAGGCTGCTCCCTCATTCCTCGCCCACGCCGAGCGTACCTGCTCTGCCTTCTATGCGCAGAACATGACCGATTGCGCCGCCTTTGTCGATTTGTACCCATCGCGGGTCAGTAGCGAGTCTGACCCGTGGGAAGGCCTGGGCCACGATCTCTGGCTCACTCGCAACGGGCACGGCGCCGGTTTCTGGGATCGCGGCATGGGTAGGGTTGGTGAGCGTCTTTCTGGTAAATGCGGGCACGGTAAAGCCTTCGCCCCGCTATATCCCTACCTCACTGACGAGATTCTCGTAGACGTGGATAAGCCGTATCACAGTAAAGTCGATTGATCGCTGTAAGTAGCGCGGACGACTTGCCGACGCTACTATGCACCTACTAATCACCCAGAGGGGATAAACAATGGAAATGCGTACAAAGAGTTTTATGAATGTGTGGTCCTTCAGAGGTCGTCGGATCGAGTCCCTGAAGTTCTACACCCGCGAGGCTGGCGTTTTGGCTACTTCTGACACCGGCTATCTCCCGCACTCGGCGGATCGATACTGCTACGAGGCGGCCACTGAAGTTAAACAGATTGCCGAGGTACGGCCAGCACGCGCCGAGCTATCCAATATCGCCCGTGGCGGTCACTTCGTAATAGGCGGTACTCTTTATTTGGATTTGTCCGAGTTCGATTACTGGAGTATCGAAGAGCAGCAGGTAAGCTCTGGGGCTGGTTACACTCTGCACGCTCGTGGAATAGTTTTGCAGTATGACGCTTCGGGCAGCTCCCTGGTCGGGGCTAACGAGTTTCTCAATATTCAGCGGTTCGTTTATGACCGCAGTAAAACCGAGGAACGCGCATCCGAAAACAGGGCCAAGCTGGAAGCTGTGGCAGAGTGGTATAACCGCAATGTAGCGGACCATAGTAACCGGTACCTAAGCTTGGCCGGGGCTGAACGCCTTTTGAGCAAATTCCGGGAACTGAAGGCTATAGTAGAGGGGGAGCTATGATGAGTCCCGCACCGTTCGAAGCCTTGCGCAATTTCGATGAGGCGCACGTCGCATTGTTGGGGAGAATCAAGCGAGGTAAGAAACGCTAACCCTGTATAGGCAATTGCAAGCGCTTGCACAGCAGCCCCGGGTCACTCCGGGGCTTTTCTTTTCCGGGCCGAACATTCGGGGGCCCGAACGCTATACAGGAAATACCTATATAGACCTTCTATATGTACTTCCCCCCTTTGAGCCCTCTTATCCCCTATCCCTCCTATACAGTCCAGCCAGGGCGATCCGGGGGCCCTCCTACCTAACTTTCGGGGCCAGAACAAAAAGAAATACATATATAGGAGAGAATCCATATAGGACTATATAGATACATAGAGAGAGTATAGAGGAAGTAGATAGCTTGTGTTCTACCTGTGGAATGTTTGCAGCAAAAATTTTGTGAACAGGCAAGGGGTGGCCTCTGCTGTAGCTATCTGTGTCCTTCTGCTGGCTGGCGTGACTTGTGTCCTAGCTAACGTGAGCTACTGACTGCTGGATGGTAGCTATCGTGGATTCTGTGTGGGCATGTGATATGTACTACTGTTCTCTCTGCTGTCCTATATAGGGTACTTGCTGGTGGTATGGCTCCCTGGTGATGGCTGGTGATAACTGGTGCTGCCCGCTGATCGCTGCTGGTGACTGGTGGTCTCTGCTGCTGGTGGCTGCTGGTGAACCCGGGCCGCTGGGTGGAGCCGCTCCTACTGATGCTCTCCTATATAGGGCGTGTGGCAATTACGACCTGGGCTTCTGGTAGGTATTGCACTCCTATATAGGGAGACCATAATGGGGCCTACGAAATACACAGTCACCCAGGAGGGGACACATCATGCCGAGCACCTATCCCAATCTTGTCTTTTGCACCCTGCCGCAGGAGATCGACGGCGACCTGTATGTAGAAGGGTTCGAAGCTTCCAATGGAATGATCGATGTAGGTAGCTTCATCCTTTCCCAGGGAATGATCCAAGGTCTGGCCCCGCTCTGCGTTACTACCAGCGTCGAGGCTGGGCTTTCGTTCCTCGATAGCTTGGAACCGCCGACCGAATTGGATATCGCTTACCTCGACAGCCTCTAATGCAAGCGCTTGCACCTATATAGGAGAATCATTATGTACGCCATCTATGTACACGAACGCGCAGAGAACGGCGGCGCCGGAAAGCTGGTAGACCTGATAGTGCGCGAAAGCATGTCAGAGGCGCACCGCGCCGCCTGCCGCCAGTATGGTTTTAAAAAGATGGTTTTCAAGCCGGGCGATCTACCCTTGTCCACCATCGCGGAGCTATACGAAAATCTCGACACCCGTGAGCGCTTTTTCGAACGCGTCAATACTCTGGAGCTGCGCCAGGGCGACATCGTTGTCCATACCCTCGGCTTGATCCACCTAGGCGAGCGGCTCATCAGTGAAGCTCATAACGACGTGAAGGATGATGGCGGATGGTGCGAGTATGGGCCGGACGACGAGCTGCTCTGGGCGTGGCCTTCCGGCATCTCTACCTCTACCCGGAAATACAATATCCAAGGTAACGGCCTCGCCAACTGGATTCGGTTCAAACGTACTTAGTGGATCGGGGCCCGGTGTGGCCCCATCTCTGTTATTACTCCCTGGTGATCCTGTGTGGGCATGTGTATTTAATTACTGGTGACTGGTGAAGCTTCCGGCCCAGTGATCGCTGGTGAAGTGGAAACCCCTGTAGCACGCCATTGACGTGCTTCACCGCTGGTCGAGGGGTACAGACGTGCTACAACTTTTGGCACGGTCCGTGCTACGCCCGCGCGCACCCGTTTCCTCCTTCTGGTAGGGAAAGCAGGTGCAAGCGCTTGCCTTGTGTTATGAAATTATTTTGAAAATATGCTTGACCTGGCTCTGTGAGGTACATATTATGACTTCCAAGCCAGGCAATACCGCCTAGGCAAGTCACCCAGAGGGGACGTACCATGCAAGCTCTCATTGAAAAGAACATCGCCGAAACCGCCGCCCAAGTTACTGAAGCTCCGGCCAAGGCCAAAAAAGCCACTGCCGCCAAGCCCGCAGCCAAGCCCGTCAAGAAAGCGGCAGCCAAGCCCAAGGCAAAAGCTCCGGCCAAAGCAAAAACCGCAGCCAGCAAAGGCGCAGCCAAGCCCCGCGCGGCCAAGGCGAAAGCAGCCACTACCGCAGCTTTCTTTATCCATCCGCAGTTCCGTCCGGTAGCCGGGGCCCGTCTCGCAGCTCATACCGAGGCCGTTCTTCAGTATTTCGGTCTGTACGGCGAAGGCGTCAAAGTTTCCCGCCGGGAGCTGGCGCGCGTAATGGGCGATACCGCAGTCGGTTACCACCTTAACAAGACTCGCAATTTCGAGGAGTCCGACAAGATGATCAGCCTGAGCAAAGTAGGCCGTATTGCCTTCGGGGCCCGTCAGGGTAACGTACGCGACGAAGAACGCGATGCGTTCCTGGCCATCTTCCGGACCGGCAAGGCGAACGAGATTGCCCATATCCCGCAAGACTTGATCCTGGCCGCGTAACCTCGAACGGGGCCCATAGCGGGCCCCACTACCTAACCCTATAGGAGATATCCCATGGCACGTAAACCTCTCGTAGTGAGCGCCGTAGCTCGCATCTTCCGCGTCCAGGCTAATGAGACCGTCATAGTTGAGGAACTGGCCTATAGCGATCTTACAGCAGAGCAACGCGCCTACTTCGAAGGCCTGAAAGAGCGTGATCGCCTGGACAGCATTCGGGCAAAGGCTGAGGCCTACGCGCTAGCTAACCCGCAGCCCCGCGCTATGTTCCTTATCGACTAAAGGAGTCAATACGATGTCCGCACCTATCGTTATTCACCATCCGGTACACTCCAGCCACCCGAACGGGGGAGCTGAACAAGTAACCCATATCTATGAGCCGTTGGACCTCTCCGACAAGGGGGCCATTGAACATTTCGCGGCCACCTACAATCGCGCATTGCGACACGCTCAAGGCGAAGGCGTGCATTCCGTAGATATCTATCTGGGGGAACGTACTCAGCCTAAGATCATTGACGGCGAAATAATGATCCAAGGGGGATGGCTGGAGCATACGATTGTCGTTCGGTATACCGAGGGCAAGTCGTTCACCATCGGCGCCATTCAACGCAAGCCGAATGATGCGAGCGAATTCCATAGCTAGCGCAAGCGCTTGCACGGGGGCTCCAATCGGGGCCCTTCTTTATGCACCCCCTATGCCATATAGGAATAATCCACCATAGAAATTCTCTATCCAAGAACGGTCGTGGCGCAGCACAGTTTTTATACCCATGGGATTTTGAATACCCCCTATTCACTTTTTTCGTCAACGGGCAGACCACCAGACCACCACGCGAAGTTGGCAGACAGCATCATGACTCTCTCATGATTTGGGCAGCTCTCATCGCAACAGGGTCATGTCCAGGGTCATGCTCTTTTCATGATCAGGGTCATGATCAGGGTTTCTGAACTAATGCGAAAAATCGCTTCAGGGTATGGGAAATTTTCAAATTCAATTAGTGTCCAAGCCAGCTTTCCAGCAAGCTTCCATCGCGATATAGGCAGGACACTATCATGAGTCACTGTAGGATGATGGCGCATCAGTTTCAGGATAGAATCCAAAAAACGCACGGTTTAACATTCTCATGAGCTGCGGGCGCATAAGAGCCCCGAAATAGGTTAAGGAACCATGTCTCTACCCATAGTCCACCAGACCCAGCCTCTACCCGATGCCTGCGCATGCACCTGCCTAGCAATGCTATCAGGGCAGCCGGCGGCCACTATCATTGACAGCTACCATGCGGGGTACCGCGACGGAAGCATGTCCGTATTCGAGATCATGGATAAGCTGGGCATCTGCGCAGAGTACGCGGAAGGCCATACGCTGTACCCAGGAAATCTCTACCTTCTATACGTAGCGTCGCTGAATTTGCGAGGAGTTCTCCATCAGGTAATTGCCGATATGCGCGAGGGGAGTTTGGTCATATTCGATCCGAACAAGGGCCGAGCAGGTAAGAGTTACTACTATGTAGGCCACGAGCAGCTTCCGCCTGACCCTTTAGCGGTGCCGCTCACAGACTGGGGAGTGGATGCCAAAATAGTCGTAGCGCCTGCGCTGCAATTTTCAATACGTTAAAAACGCGAGGTTGAATAGTATGGACGAAATGACAATGCTGGGCGCCCTGGGCTGTGTGCTCGTAGTAGTGGGGGTGATGGCCGGGTACGTAGCTGCCGACATGTCGCAGTACAACGCGCTCTCTTCGGTAACGGCTGCCGTCATATTGGTGGTATCCATGGTCTTCGTTGTAGTGGGCGGGTCCGCCGTGGCGCTAGCCGTGTACGGTACTGTCCACCTCTATTTTATGTAGGAGGCAACATGCTCATCTTCAAGATTCTGGCTACTCAGTTAGTGCTCGCCGTAGGGGTATGGCTGGCCCTGTGCATAAACGAAAAGTACGTTAGCCGTTGTTGCGAGCAACTTAAGCGCCAGCGCCTGCACCGTGACTGCTTCACCGGGGAGACACAGGCTGAGCGTGATGAGCGTTTGGGCCTGAGTAAGAGCCTGCGTAACCGGGAAAGGCTGCGCTCCATCTTGGTAGTATCTGAGTGGTTGATACTCTACTCTGCCATGCTGGTAATCGTGATCGCCGTATGGGGTGCGTAGCTATGAGCGGTGGTCTGTCTTTCTTCAAAGCGGCGGTAGTGTATTTGTTCTTGGGAGGCCTGTTATTGGGGCCTGTAGCCGGCGACCGAGCCAGAGCTTGCCCCAATGAGCCAATGCAGTTTTCATTGGTTGTAGCGGTCGTTATATGGCCTGCCATGCTCGGTATGTCTGTCACAGCCGGCAAGCTACCGAAATCCAACGTCTCCAATTGCGAGGTGCCGCTATGAGAACGGAGGTGCGTACCTACGATGGTACCCTGGTCCATCTGGAGTGCTTCGATCTGGACTACGACGAAAAGCGCGGAACCTTAGTGTTTCGCCGGCTGGACGGGGCTTGGGCCTGCATTCGTTTCTTGCACGAAAACCACGGTCTAGTAGTGGTCGCCGCAGCGCCACAAGACGAGATAATGAGCACGGTAGCTCGTTTAAGAACGGCTGCTAGTCGAAGGGCCGCCGAGGCCCGAATCGGAGAGGCCCTAAAGGCGCTACATCGGTTCTTCTACTCCAACTGGAAAGAAGAAACCGGCTTGGCTCGATTCAAAGAAGTGAAACTGTGAGGTGACTATGCGTTTGACACTGGCTACATGGGACGACAAGCCTCTGGGTTTGCCGGGGTTCGAGATGAACTACGATGTGGTAACTCAGGGTGTTCAGTTCGTTAAGCACGGCGCCGTCTATGAGTTTAGCTGCTCCTTCGGTAGCGTGACCGCCACGGCGGGGCGTACGGATTCGGAGTGCCGGTTGAGGGCTCGTGGGTATGTCAATACCAGACACATCGACGCCGAGAAACTCATCGACGCCAAGCTGTTGGGTGCTCTGGAGTTGGTTCGGCGGTTTTTCTCGGGAGACCCCTCGGACCCTGAGTGGGTGGCGTTCTTCTCGAAGGCGCATGCACTATGAAACGGCTGAGACCCTGGATGCCGCAGCGAGCCTTCTGGTCCGGCGGTAACTGCCTGATGAGGGGCCGAACCCAGGTGCGTGGCGGGCGAGAAACCTTCTACATGGAGCGCTTACTATACCGGCGAGTGCGCTCTGGTTATCGGGTAGTAGAGCGCGGCGTATCTTGCAGCCATAAGCATGTGCCTTCTTTCGGCAAGGCGGTGCCTGGATGGAGGCGAGCCCACTACAAATATCCCAACTCACCCTACTCCCGGCGTAGTTGACCACTGAGGGTCGATAGCGCGAGCGTCTTGAGTTAACATCAGGTTGTCCCTAGAGGGCACCCATTAACCAGGGCGCTACGCGCCGGAGACATGCACATGTCTGTAGTTAGCATAGTCATCACAGGGGCAATAATGCTCCTCTTGATCGCTCTCTGTGTACTGATTGCCGATCTAGGCGACCGAGGCCCACTGCACTACCTCGCCGCCTCTCTTATCTTGGTAGCCGTCGTATTCCTCGCCGCGCTGCTCTCCATCACACTACGCATGCAATCGTGAGGCCCCGCATGGAACTCCACAACCAGGGGATGGCCTTGTGGCTGTCCGTCGCTTACGTACTCGTCCTGCTCCTGCTCACCACCTTCGTCAATCGCCGGGTGCTCAAGTACACCATGGCCGATTCATACGCCAGGGCTCACCGGCTGGTTCGATGGTACGCGTTCTGTGTTACCCCGATCCTGTTCTCGGCGGTAGTAATCATCGGAACCCTACTTCTCGGGCCAGAGCTATAGGAGGTCGTCATGCTTGATATCGCTTTCGGGGTAGTGAGCCACCCAGGCTACTTGATCCTTTTCAATCTGCTGCTCATGGTGGGGTGTTTGCTACTGGTTAGCGCCTCGGTTACGTGCGCTCGCTATATACGGGAGAACTGCGATTGCCATGGTGGCCGCCGTGATCCTGAGCTGATGCTCCAGCGGCAGAAGACTGTAAATTTCTGGTACCGAGTAAGCTACGTTGTACTTACCATCGCGGCGGTGCTTGGCTTGTTGTATATCGCCATCCGTAGCTATCTCCTGCTCTTGGTCTTGGGGGCAGTATGATTCTGGCGCAGGCCATGCTTTGCCTTTTTATGGCGATTGGGTGCCTGTTTTACTCACTCGCGCGTGAAGACTTCGTGCGTTTTGCGTGCATTTGGTCTGCGGGACGTAATCGGAGAGGTATCGCCCTCACGCGGCATCTTCTCAAAGTGGCGGCCATAGCTACCCTCTGGGTTATGGCCGTTCGTCTGCTTGCTATTCTGTGTCTAGGTACGGGGTTATGGCTATTGGCTACACTATGATGGCCACTTCAAACTACAGGGAGTAATCCATGGCCCAGCGTCCCCCATACTTCGAGCATGTCTGCAAAGCAGCAGACCGTTTGGTAGCAGAAATCAAGAAGGACAACCTTCCCGCAGCATCGATTCACTTCGAAACGTTCAGAGTGTTGCTTGACCTGCCTGACATGATCGAATCTGATCCGCAGTTCTCGGCGTTCCGTACCCAGGTGCGCATCCGGGGCTACAAGATAGTCCATGTCGTAAAAGGCCGGTACTGTGTACTGGAACACGAGTTCTTGGTCCGCAGTTTGCCCAGTCTCGTGTTCCAAGAAGAAAGTCGCCAATCGGCATAACTGGAGCAATCGCATGGACCTTAATATCAAACATGTCCCGGCCACCTGCGCTATCGTCTACATACCGCAGGCGCCGGTCTCTTTCTTCGCGCTTTATGAGGCCTGAATATGGACCGTGAGCTGGAAATGCAAACGCTTGCACGCCCGCTCTCGCGCATAAATTTTTTGTTCTTTGCCGCCGGGGTTCGCATGTCGAATGCCCGGCTGCGGCGCGAAAAGCGGCTACTCGATAGCCTTGTTGAACGCTGTGCAGACTTGGACCTGTATTACGCAGGTCTGGTAAGTCAATTCCCGTATAGGAGCCCTAGCAATGCCAAAAGCAGTACGACCCGCGAAAGAAACTGAAGCAGAGAAGCTCAAGCGGGAAACCCTGGACCAGTTCCTCGCCGCCGTCGAGGAGACGGGTATCGCCGTAGTTGTTATCCCGGAATATGCCCGGCGGCACCATGCGGCTATTTTCAATCGAGACTATTCGGCATTACTGAGCGTGGACGCTCGGGTATTCCAGTGGCTCGATGAGCTTGTAGAGCGGGGCATGGTGCATAGGGGTCCGTACGGGCATGATATAGCCTATTACTCCCCGCTGGGTACTAGGTCTTTCGGGCCCAACGCTGTTTAGTTGCTTTGGTTTATAGGACTCCATGGAGAATATAGAAATGTCTGAGAATGAAAGACCGAAAGTAGATATCACGGCCAAAATGCGCCAGGAGATCAGCCTGTTCGTAGCCAAAAGGCGGGTGTTGGATACTCCGGCTTCCGAGTGGTTCTCCAGCGGAAGTTTGGTGCAGGTTTATTTGCGGGCCGGTAGGTACGCGCACGACCGGCAGACCGATAGTTTCGAGTACGCAATCGGGCTGTCAAATATCTCGGTAAACCCAAAGTTTCATTGCCGAGGCGTGTTCTCGCGAGTTCTCGAACATCTGGAGGCCATGGCGAAAGAGCTGAACTACAGCTACGTGCAGGTTGAGCAAGTAATGCATCCCTGGCTTGGTGCGCGCCTCGAAGCTCGCGGGTACAAGATACTGCACGCGGGTGAGCTGGCCCCGATTTATCGGAAACCTGTAGCTTGGGATGGCCGTATAGACAGTGCCGAGCTATCGATCTACACCTACCCAATACCCAACGGGGAAGGTAGCTGGGCCCGTGCTATGGCTACTAAAACAGGGGTAGCGGTTTGTCATAAACCGTCAGGGATCGAGGTGCGATCAAGTCTTCAGTTCTCCGTACATGCGAACCGGCATATGGCTTTCTCGGTTTTGCATAACGGCCTGGGGCGGTCGGATGCGGTAGTATTGGAGCAACAATTGAAGAAGGCTTGCGACCTCCTCCATAACGCAACGCTTACGCTCCATTCCGGCGAGAAACGCGCAGACATCACCGAGTTTCTCAACGAAGTCCAGTACACCGGAACCCGAGGATTGGCGCAGCGGGACGAAGAAGAGTCCGAATAGCCATGAGCGATGCACTCTTTGTCACCCTCTTAGGCGCTAGCCTGCTGGTCTACGCATTTTACCAACCCGTACGTAGGCTGTGCTTGATACTTCGGGCTATGCATCGCTACCGGCTAGGGCTATCTCGGGCTAGCGAGATCGTCGAGGCAGAACCTAGCGGGTCTTTGCCGGCCCGAATGTCCGCAGTGCGTGACGTTGCAATGTCGAACGAGGGGTACAGGAAAGACGACTGGGCAATGCGCGGTATGCTCGACTACTGTTGTACGTACGAGAGAGAGGACGCTATCTCAGTCTCCCGAGAAGGTGAAACCCTATCGGATTTCCAGTTGAGTCAGTATTCCAGTGACCCAACCATGGAGTGCATCACACGCCTCGCGAACGCCTGCATAGCTGAAGTGGAGGAGAGCCATACGCGGCCATGGCGCGTCCCGAGTGCGAGGCTGGAGGTAGAGAGATTCATCGCCGGAACTCAAAGTTTTGTCTACGAAAAACTCAATCGCGTAGAGCTGGCCGTACACGCGGAGGCAGAAATAGACAGAGTAGTAGCCGCTTGGCGAGGGCGGTTAGCGAGCCAGGCCAGGGCCGCATCAACCATCTCGATACCGAATGAAGAGACCCCGCAGACCGTACCCGCCTCTGCGATAGAGCCGATCAGGGTTCTAGCTCGGGTTCCCCGCCGCAAGCGGAGAGGCCCGGATCAATGTAAGGAGAATTGAAATGCAAACGCTTGCACCGAATGAAGTGACTTTCGAGGTGTATCAAGAGAACGGGCTGACCGTATGCATGATCCGGTCCGACGATACGGCCTACGAAGTTGGGTTCGCTGTCGCCCCAGGCTTCGTATGCACAGACTGCTTGGTGTACGACCGCTACAAGTTTGTCGTCGGGCACGAATCGCGCTATGGGCAGAAATCCATTACCAAAACAATAACTGAACTAGGCTGTCTGACAGGTATGGACGGCGCTAATCGCATACCTGTGTAGCTAGCCAACCGTAGAAGGTTGGGGTAGTCTGCCGTAGACAAGGAGGAGTAGCATGACGACCGTTACTTCAGCACCGGAAGAATTTCAAATTGTCGATCCGGATATAAATGAGCGCATCCAAGCGGGTGACCTACTTTGGGACCCTAGCGAGTTCGATTGGCTTCCTGCCTGCCGATCTGAGATAGGCGAATATGTATACGGATTTGCTGCCGTAGCACGTCGTAAAGCGGAACAACCCAAACCAGAACTGCCGGCAGTTAAGAGACTGCCGCGACGAGTCAGACCAACCAAGTAAGGAGTAACCAAATGCCAGTTTTCGCTAACGACTCCGAGTTGCACGAGTTTTACGGGCCCGATATTCGTTTCGTAAACCTGCGGCTTCCGCAGGCTTTCGATCAGTGGATCGAGGGGCGGCAAGCCCTCGCAAAGGACAACCCCGGCATGCCGGCGCTGGTTGCAGCCGACCACGACATCGGTCTGCTGCTCGATTCGGAGGCCAACGTTCTGGGTTACGTGGCTTGGGCCGGTAAGCGCTGGTACACCAGTCTGCACGCTCAGCCGATCCGCCCCAGCCCCTCGGTACTGGTTTCGGCTGCGGTGTGCAAGGCCAACGCGTCCTTGTGAAAACCGCCACCTGTACCGGTAGTTGAAGTTGTATCTACTTTGAGGCAGAAATTGAGAGGAAGAAAATGAGCAAATTCGACACGCGTAATGCTGAGAAGTTCGTGGTCCGTATGCCGCCTGGGATGCGCTCCGAGATCGGTAAACTGGCCTCGCAAAATCACCGCAGCATGAACTCCGAAATCCTCGACAGGCTGACGGCCAGCCTCGCGGGTCTGCCGCTCGATGGCGGACCTCCCCAGGAGAAGGTATGGACGCCGGTACGCGGTATGTTGGTGGAGCACCCAGGCGGGTTCGGTATTATCGAAGATTTCTACCTGAGCGCCGGGCAAGTTTTTGCTGAAGTGGAAACCTTCAATCGTGCCGGGAAGGTAAGTGCCAACTACCCGTTGAGCAGTCTCAGGCCACTGATAGCCCGCCAAGGGCTTGCCGACATCTACGAGTCCTGAACCTTGACTGTGCGATCTGGCCGTCGCACAGTGTTCACAGGTAGTTATCAGGAGTAGAAGATGGATCAGATAGACCGCAATACCCTAGGCGACGCTGTAGCTGCCTTTCTCGCCAATGGTGGCTCGGTTGAACAGTGCCCGCCCGTCGAGCCCAGTAGTAGAAAGCCGAAAACCACGCGCCGATCCAAGTCACCTCGGGCTAGTGGATTGCCAGAAACCCACCCGTTTGATGTTCCTCTGAGCCTTGGTGAACGTACCCATGCGAGCGCCGTTAAACGCTGCGTAGAGCAAGGGTACAGCCTGACGCAGGCAGTGAAGCACCTGGGGCTCCCTCGTGATGTTGTCCTGCGAATCTGCCGAGAGTATCAATTTCGACTACGCGGCCCTCGCCCAGAAAGCGAAACCCAGGCTATACAGGCTCTAGCAGAACGGTACGCCATAGGAGACTGTCACGCGGTAGCCTGTCGAAAACTGGGATTGGACCAGGGAGTTTACCAAACCGCCTACGCCCGCTACCGGGCCGCCGACCCTTCTCTACCGGAGCCTCCCTCCGCGTCTAGCTATTCTGAAGCTCAGATTCTTTCTATGCTGCTGCTAGGTCTTCGACAGGGCCGCAAACTGATAGAGATCATAGACGACAACGGCCTGAATACGGCTGAGGCTATGCGCATCTACGACCGGCATAGGCGCGCTCGCCGCCGATTACTGTAGGTAGGCTAGGGTGCGATAGATGGTAAAATTTAGGGAACGTATCCATGGAGTTCAGAAATGCAAGAACAAAGAGTTGAGATACTGTTGAGGGCGATTGGCTCCAGCTTCGACGAAGGTAAAATTCGAGCGCGCATGGATGATCTGGCCAAAGGTCGTGGCCCCCAAACGGCAACAATGCGGCAAGAGCTGGCCATGGAAGCCGGGTATACGGAAGGGGCGGCAATCGCGGTAGGGACGCTTTTGGGCATGACGGACCAGCTCACTTCCTGCATGGCTCACGGGTACAAGCTGTCTGAGCGCGCTTTGGCTCTGACGGGTGATTTGCCGTCCGGTCCGCTGTTGGACACCCTTTTGGAGCTTCGCAATTACCACATTGCAGAGGGTAACAAAATCTGGAATGGCATATGGAGCCGTATGGAGGGCTTGGTAGTCATGCTCTCGGGAATGGCGCCGAGCATTCTCAACGGCAGTGCAACCCCGGTCTACTCGGAGTTCGTAGACATAATCAAGCAGATGTACCGGACCAGAGAGCTGCACTATTTCATGGTGTGGCTCGATATGCGGCACGAAGGCAAATCGCCGTCCTTCGCCAACCACGCGGGTGGCTTAGCCGAGACCGTGAAAGACCGGCAGAACGAGGTAGACGAAGAGTTGTTGAGGGAATACGTTGAGTGGGGCCGTGCGGAGTACAAAAGACTCGGCGGGGCGCTGGCGAAGATTCAGAGAGAGTGCCCGTTCCCGGACAGGGACGCCGAGTTGAAAATAGCCAAATTATTCGGAGTTTACTGATATGGAGAAAGCCAATATCAGCCGGGCTCATAAGCATCTGGAGTCCTTACTGAAGGAGCAGAAGGAATGGGTAGCCTACGCTCAGCAGGTTCTCAATACGTGGCATAAAGAGACGGATTTCCTAGTAACAGCTATCGCGACTGGTCTAAAGGACGCGTACGAGCGTGGGGCAAAAGGTCTACCGCCGCCAACGGCAGCGGGCGCAGGGGACGTGGCGAAGCCGGCAAGAGTACGACCGGCGAAACCCACCATCTCCAAAAACGAGAGCAAATCTCCTGCGATACGCAGGGTTCGGAGGGGCACGTAATGCTAGGGGTGGAGGAGGTAAAAATACTTCCGCCTAACTTACTTGTCTCCCACTACCTGCTAGCCTCGTATTGTTACTACTGGCAGGACGAATCACCTATGACGGATGCAGCGTATGATTTAATGTGCAAACGCTTGCACGCGGCGTGGGATCAAATAGACCACCAACACAAGCATCTAGTAGATCGGGAGGCGCTGTCCGCTGGTACTTGCCTATTGCCGGCGTGCGACTACCCGAACGTGGTCTACAACGGTTGGGAGTCGTATTTGCGTAATTGTCTATCCGGTAGGGCCCGCGTCGATCTGCACACCCTCTACGCCGGTAGATTACCTACCCCTCTAGCACCTACAATGGCACCAAAGCCAGTGTGCCGCCGGATATCCACGACCCGAGTAAGACGGCGCTCTAGGTGACTTTAATCCTCGTTTTTCGATATAATGCGCAGCATTAGACCCCGGAGTTAGTCAATGGACCAGTACAACCAAGAAATGCTTAGCGCGGAGTTCGACCGGATTCTCGCGCAAGCCATCCCTCTAGGGGATTTTTTGAATACGGCGCAGCTTTTTATCGATGCAGATGATTTCCAAAAACTCGGGATGAATCTGCATCACTCGGCGCTTATCCAGGCTGCGGCGGAGCTGCATCACCCTGATGATAGCTTTATCGATGAAGGAGTAACTACGCAGACGGAGGTTTATTTCGAGACCTACCGCCGTGCCTTCTTTGACGTGCTCCACGGCGCCCGCTTGGGTACCCTGGAGATTGTCAGAGACAGCGCACAACGGGAGTATGTAGCGTCTACGCTATATGCCCGGATTGCGGAGCATGCACCCGATGCCGGTAATCCGGCCACGGACAAGTGCATCGGCAAGGTAGTGGATATTTCATCGCGTCGGAAGCATTGAAATGCGGATACTCAATCCTACTGAAACCCGTCTATCCCCGCATTTCATGCTTTCGGATTTTATGGGATGCCACTCCGTTTACTCGAAAGGGTATCGCAATGAGTTCGAGAGCGGCGATGCGCTGGTAGATGTTCGTCTGGAGAACGCGAAAGCACTTTGCGAGTTTGCGTTAGAGCCCGTCTTAGGGACAGCCGGTCCCATCTCGATCTCCTATGGCTATATCTCACTTGAGCTTTCTGAGCGGATAGTCAGGTATCAAGACCCCAGGAAGCCTAGCCACCACATGTGGAACCTCGGGGCAGCCGCAGATATCTGCGTGCATGAATGGGTGCAAACGCTTGCACCTGGGGCGCAAGACAGAACCGGCGCACCGCTCGAATTCGCTCTACTGCATATGGCGGACTTGCCACTTTCTAGGCTCATCACCTATAGCGAATCGCCGTTCTTCTGCGTCGCGGTATCGCAGCAGGAGGTGCTCAGTGGCCTGCCGCGTAAGATGTGGTACGAGAACGAATACGGTGGCGTGCCCGGGGCTAAACCGCATTTTCGGAAGTTGGCTTCCGATCCCGCCCGAGAGCTGAGACTGCACGACATCACGCAAGACGGCTTTGAGCATGGGTGGCAGGGGGCGGGCTTCCCTACGTACCACGGCGGCGGCAAACGCCAGTATCAACATTTTCGAGTAAGCGCTTATACGATGCTCAGCGATTGGCTCTTTGATGAGCTGTTTGTCAGGGTCGGCATAAGCAATGAACCGCAGATGGGTAACCCGCTAACCAGGGAAGCTTTCTACCTCGCGGGATACGCGTACGACTTACTCATAAAAGTTTTGGGCGTTCCGCGTCTGTCCATTGTGAGCGCCTACACCAACCCCAGAAGTAGCAATAAATGGATAGAAGGGCGCGATTGGGCCGGCAGCTCGATTGTCTTCGAGTTGGTACCGCCGGAGTACCTCAGCCCAGAAGACGCCCAGGCCTCTTGCCTACAGCATCCTAGCATCTCGGAAATTATGAACATAGAAGTAGACGAAGATCGTCTAATAGTTATAGTGGAGCGAGAAAATGCGAAAAACTCCAAGGGATTTAAGGCAAGCACCTCCGCCGTGCTTGCACATGCAAGAGCCAGTTCCGGGCAAAGAATACGTCGTAGTTAGCAGTGATTTGGCTATCGGCGCAGACGAAATGGTGCTCAATATACGTGGCTCCGCATCGGCGATTTTAACTATAGATGAGCTTTCATCAGAGTTCTTTGACGCCCTTTTCTACGACCAGACTGCGCATCAAGAGAGAGCGCAGAGCACAATTCGCGGAAGTTTCATAAATGCCGCCTTGGATCGACTCCGGGGTAAAATTACTTTCGTGGAATCTGCGGTATCCACCCTGGAAGACGCAGCGAGAGCCGAAGGGTGGAGGCTGGGGCGTGACAATAAAAAGTCCCCTGGTTTGGTAGTCATTCGGGCGGCGGCAAACGCTTTCTACGAATACATCGAAACTCTTAGTCGCGAGGAGCCAGAGATTAGGTACGCCGCTATCCACGGGCAGGGCGCCGGTCGGCATGTAGTATTCGTGGCGCTTACGCCCTCTGCGGCTATGTCTTATGCGACTTCCGGTTTGCCTAATTCGCACCCTATCAGGCAGTACATGCCGCTAGAGGCGACCGACACGCCAGAGGAGGAGAGAGTTGCGCTGGCCGTAGGTTCCGTAGTTCTGGCTATCCGCCGTCGAGCGTACCAGCCTCCCAGCAGGGCTCCCACTTTACGCGAATCGCTTAGGGGGACTCGAAGATTCGGGTTTGTACGGGAATAGAACGTCCATGATTAACAAGGAACGGAAACATTTTGGATTAGTCGGTCTGTCTAGGGCCCCCAGAAAACGCCACTCGGTAATCAGCAACACCTGCTTGGTGCAGGATGGGGAGACTTCCGGATATTGCTACATAAAGTTCAGTGAGAGTTTCGTGACTTTTGTAGGTAAAAAACTGCATCGCGGGGTAGCCGTTTTCGATCCAGCTTTTGTGGAGGTCGTAAAGGTAGGGGAGTCGTGGGAGGTATGGGCCTGCTATCATAGGGACGCACATCGAACGATGTTATGGGTGACGGATAGACAGCCGTCGTGGATTGAAACAGTCAAAAAGGTAAGAGCAAATGGCAACGTCCAGTCGCATCCGACCGAAAAGATCGGCTCCGGTAGGGCAGGAAGCTCAAGAGAAGAAAACCACTCTAGCGAGACCTAGAGTCCGCGTAAGACCGGCGCGGGGGGTAGAGGAGCCCGTAAAACCGGTAGAGTTGATCCCCGTACGCACCGAAACACCACCGGAGCGCGAGGTAGTTCATTCTTGGTCGGACCGTGTTGATTATGATGCGATCATCCAGAACTACAAGTCTAAGGCCACCAGTTACAAAACTGCGATACGCTCCCATTGTGTGGATTGTATGGGCGGCCTGGTACAGTCGATCAAGGATTGCACGTCCTACGACTGCTCGTTGTACCCCTTCCGGATGGGCGAGAACCCGTACGACGCCCGGACCGTTAAGGCCAGGGAAAAGAAAGAGGGCTGACAGCATGCAGATAGTAGGACTTACGGGTCTTCCTCGCAGCGGGAAAGACACTCTGGCCAATCTAATGGTGGCAAGGCATAGCTGGATTAGGATGGCCTACGCCGAGCCGCTGTACGAGGAGGTAGCGGAAGCCTTCGGGGTCACGGTGGTTCAGCTACTTAGCAACGAGTGGAAGACACAGCCTCAAGCGCGCTTGGTAATCGACCGCTGCACTGACAAGGAATTTTTCGATGTATTCGAAAAAGCCATGGATGGTGATTGTCTCTACCGGTACAACACCTCTCGAACCATTTTGCAGTTGTGGGGGACTGAGTACCGGCGCCTGTCTTGCCGCCAATCATACTGGACCGAGAAGATGGAGCAGCGCATCATGGAGGCCTATCACAACGGGCACTCAAGGATCGTCGTGTCAGATGTGCGGGTCTTTCTCGACGGGCAGGGCCAACCCGTTTACGATGAGTTTGAATGTCTGGATTCCTTGGCATTCGAGCTGGGAGGTTCTATGAAGTTGGTAGAAGTCCTCCGGGAGGGTACTACGAGTAACGGCCATAGCAGTGATTCGCGGTTCCCTGACCATCTGATATACGCCAAACTCAACAACAACCGGACGCCGGAAGAGTTATTCTTCCAGGCTGGAAAAATGGGAATAGTCACATGACCATTGCAAAAGATAGCAACGCCGACGCCGCGTTTTCTCAAATGTTTCCCAAGGGTTTGGACATGTGCGAGCTGGATGCGCGCATGCACCAGCTTTTTGGCAACCGCGAAGGCAATAAGTTCTCCCCGAGCTGGGCCGACCTACAGCGGTATACTGACATTCTGAAATCCGAAGTTGAGGAACTGGAGAAAGGAGTAAACGAGCAGGATTTCGTCGAAGTTCTCGATGGCCTTGGTGATATTCTGACCGTTCTCCACGGCTTGGCCAACTTGGCTGGCGTCGATATTCGAGAAGTATGGATGCGGGTGTTCGAGTCCAATCTCACTAAATTCTGCCGTAACGCCGGTGAGATGGAGGCCACCTTGGAAAAATATAAAAACCAGGGCGTATCAGTAGAGGCGGGCGGCGTATTCCCCTTTGCCTACGTCACAACTTCGGAAGCTCAGGTAGTAAACGGGCGTCAGGTGCCGAAGGGCAAGTTTCTCAAGTGCGTACGCTTCACGGAGCCGGATTTTTCGGACCTCTTATCAAGTGAGTACAAAGGCACCCGTAGCCTTGTAGGTATGTTGGATAGTTTCGATGTACCGCTACAGCACCGGCTTCGGAGTATGCTGACGGGAGCCAAACCACGACAGGCCTCCGAGCGTATCCTTCTACAGCTCGAAAGCCAAGGTATGCTGAGCCCTGTAAGCCAGCCGTCGAACGCGAAGCCGACCCCCAGGGTCCGAGATATCCTGAGATAGTGCAAGCGTTTGCACAGAGCCCCGCCAAGTGCGGGGCTTTTTATTGCCCGGGATTCAGTTTGTGTTGTAAGCTCGCGCCAGTTTGGAAAGGGAGAAACGATATGGGCAATGAAACTGCGTCCGTATTTCCTGCGTTGGTGCAAGAAGTGTTGTCCGGAGACGATCTGGTTTTGTTGGTAGACCTGGGAGTTGATGGCTTGCATAAGCGCGTGCGGGTACGGCTTAAAGATGTGGATGCACCCAATGCGATACGGCAGGGTTCGGATACGGAAGCTGGAAAACTGAGGGACCGAGTTGCAAACCTTTGCAACCACTCGAAGGTTACGGCCACTGTAGTCAAGAAAACTGCACATGCTTGGGTAGTGATCCTCAACCTTGAAACTTCTGACGGGCAGAACATCGACCTGAATGAAATGCTCAAGAGCGAAGGCTACGTCTACCGGGGGCTACGAAATGAGTGAAACAACCCAACGAGTTCCGCGCCGTCGCCGGGCCTCCGCGATCACTGCGCGTTCGACCGTAATTCAGGTCAAACGTGCAGACGCTGATACCTCGCGACAAGTGGATTTTCTAGAGGACTGGACCGGCATTGATTCTGCCGGCGGGATTATTCTGCTTCCGCCGTACGACCCGGGTCGTCTTTTCGAGATCATCGAAACCTCTAACGCCTTGCGGCCCTGCATCGACGCCTACGTGACAAACGTAGTCAAGCCGGGGTGGGAAGTAGGGCCGATTCGTCGTGGCGCCAAGATCAATGCTGGCGAGGCTGACGAGCTTCAGTCTTTTATCGAGTACGCAAACAGCGACCAGAACCTGGAAGCGGTCTTGGATGCGGCTGTGCGTGACCGGGAATCAGTAGGCTACGGATTCGTAGAGGCTATTCGCGACCTATCCAACAATCTCAGTCTTTTCCGCCATGCGCCTGCGCTGCATACGCGCCTTGGGGTCAAGCACCCGCAGGAGGTTGAGGTTCGCTACACGATAGCCCGTGGTCGTCGAGTTACGACCGTTACCGAATTCCGCCGTTTTCGCAAATTCGTTCAACGAGTGAACGCAAGGACCGTGTGGTTCAAAGAGTTTGGCGACCCGCGCCGCATGAACCGCAATACTGGTCTCTTCGAGGGCGAAGACGGCTATACCCCCGGAGCCGATGCCACTGAAATTCTGCACCTGAAACTGCCGTCCAACGAGCCTTACGGAGTGCCGCGCTGGATTAACCAGCTTCCCTCGATCATCGGCAGCCGCGAGGCTGAAGAAGTAAACATGCGCTATTTTCAGGAAAACACGGTGCCCCCGATGATGCTGACGGTTTCGGGTGGCCGGCTTACTGCCTCGTCGTTCAAGAACCTGACCAACATGTTCACGCAGAACACCGGCCAGGAGCGCCAGAACCGCATCATGATCGTGGAAGCGGTAGGTGAAGGAGACAGTCTGGATAACAAAGGCTCTACTATCCAGATGAAGGTCGAGAAACTTACCGATGCCCGCCAGTCGGACGCGTTGTTCAAGGACTATGACGCAGCCAACATGGCTAAAGTACGGTCTTCCTGGCGCCTAGGTGCGGTGCTTGTCGGTATGGGTAATGAGACCAACTACGCTAACGCGCAAGTGGCAATTGCGCTGGCTGAAGCCCAGGTATTCGGGCCCGAACGAAGTGACATGGATGAGCTTCTGAATAAGTTGGTTGTCAACGGTTATCGAGGTCTGGCCCTGAAGACCTGCAAGTTGGTATCTCGCGTTCCGCCGATCAGCAGTCCGGAAATGGTCATCAAGGCGTTGACCGCACTGAACGTGATGGGTGGCGTAACTCCGCGTAGCGCTATCGATGCGGCAAATACCTTCTTGCAAACCGAGCTGCCGCAATATCCGGAGAAAGGGGAGGCCGGCTATGAACCCTGGATGGACCAACCTATGGCGAGGTCCATCAAAAACAGCGGCGGGGAGTCCACTACTGGCAAGCTCCCGACAACTCATGCCGGCCAGAGTCTCAAAGATGACGCTACCAAGTCATTGGAGCAAGATGGCGATATCGAGTTCCGGGCCCCGGAGCATGGTAGGGAGGGTGAAAGCCTATGAGTAATGAAATTGCTTTACGCCGGATATCCAGGGATGGCTACGAGTGGGAGCAAGTAGCGTGGGCCGAGTTGTTGGTGCCGGATACCCCAAACGTCTACGGCGACGTGTATACCAGAGAGGCCATCGTAGGGTTCCGCGATGCCTACATGGAGGCCAACTACGGTCTCGATTTGGAGCACGACGGGGAGGATATCCGTAATACCGGGTACTACATTGTGGAGTCGTTCATCGCCAGGGAAGGCGATCCTGATTTCATCCCAGGTTCGTGGGTGCTCGGGGTAAAAGTTCTGGACTCGGACATCTGGAATCGCATCCTTACGGGCGACTTGAATGGATTCAGCTTCGAGGCTCTTGTCGGTCTAGAGCCGATAACTCTGTTGTATTCGGACGAGATGGAGCAGGTATTGGTGCATGGAACTACTGAGCCTGACCCTTTCGACGGACATACCCATTCTTTTTCAGTGGTACTAGGGCCACTGAATAAGGTAATCTCCGGCTCAACCGGAGAAACGGATGGGCATTTCCACCCTATAACCACCCATACGGTAACCGGGCACGCAGCCGGGCATAACCATCGATTCCAAGTCCTGGGAGACTAAAATGAGTAAGAACCAACGTATTCGTCGGTCCACTGAAGTGGAAGGAAACCTCGTCACGATCAGCAAACCGGCGTTCATTACCATGTGCAAGAAACCGGCTAACCAGCGTGGTTTCTCTGTACTTCGTTCCGATGGTGACGAGCCGGCGACCTCCAAGCGCGTCCGCCCGGCTCGGGCCCGCCGTAGCGACACCGCCAATCTCGTGCGTCTGGAGTTCCCGGCAGATTTGACCGAGGAGCAGGTAAAGGAGAGTCTGCAAAGCTTCGGCCTGGGGGAACTCCAGATCACCCGTAACGAAGGAGAGCCGTGGAAAGCCGTCAATAGTGCAATCGCTTGCACGGACGACGAGCTGGTTGCCCATAAGATCACGGAAGATGGAGTAACCGCATTCGTTAAACGTTCCGAAGCGGTTAGCGGAACTCCGGGTAAAAACAAAATCGTGGTCAATGCCATTCGTTTCGACGACAAAGATGCGTCGCGAGAAGAAGTCGAAGCATGGCTCGCTGAAAATGGTGTTGACTTCGATGAAAAAGACCTCAACAATTCGTCCGGCAAATTTGTGTTGCAGCGGGCGGAGTTGGAGGATGGGGTAGAAACTCGCCAAGTGGAGTTGTCCGAGGGGGTTGTCGCAGTTATTTCGCGAGGTGACTCCCAGGATATTCCGGCGGGTTTCGTACTGGTCGTGAATGAGTTGGCTTACTCCGGCTACGGCTGGGGGCAGTTGGATTTCAACTCCTACATGGCCGACCGTACTGTTGGTGAGGCTGTTCGGGATGCGATGTACAACCTCGACAGCGTTATTAACAATATCCTGTTCTGGAACACGGAATTGACGGTAGAGGCGAAAAAGACCTTGGTTACCCGCAGCGTGAATCAGTTCGCTGAATACGTTAACGGTTTCCTCGACAGCTTGCCGCGCTCGCTGCTGATCCCGGTAACCCCCGAAACAATTTCTGCTCAACGTAGCGATACCGTCAAGGAGTCCAAAGAGATGAATATGAAGTCCACCCCCACCGCGTATGTAACCAAGGAGGATTTGGCCTCCACCGTCGCCGAGGTGCTGCGTTCCGAGCGCGAAGCCGAACGTGAGCGTGAGCGTCAGGCTGCTGCCGAAAAAGAGCGCCTGGAGCAGGAAGCGCAAATTCGCCGCAGCGAAACCGAGGAAGTGGTAAAGGCCGCCGTCCAGCCTCTGCTGCAACAGATCGAAGAGCTGAAGGGCACCACCGTCGTTCGCAGCGGCGAAGAGCCGATCACCAAGCCGCGCAAGGAAGAAGATGTAACCCGTAACGACGGCAGTGTCTTCTCCGGCATGCTGGGTGACATCCACGGCCTGCGGGACATCAGCGAACTGGAAGACGAAGCCGACGAGAGCGGCGACGAGTAATTCAACCCGGCGCGTGCTGTAAGGCAAGCCATCAGTAAAGCAACAGGAGAGACAGAGATGTCCAAGAAAGCGTACGAACTCATGAAAAAGCGCGCCGACCTGTCCATCGGGCAGATCACCTCGGCGGGCGGTGTTCTGCTGCCGCAGCAGTCGAACCGCTTCATCGACTTCATCCTCGAACAACCGACCGTGATCCGGCAAGCCCGTGTAATCCGCATGGGCGCCCCCGAGGTCAACATCAACCGCATGGGCTTCGACAGTCGTGTACTGCGCGCCGCGCG